GCCCCCGTAGGCCCTCGCCGTGCGCCCCCAGCGCCGGCCCCCGCTTCGACACAGCCAGCTGCGGCTCCGATCGAAGAACAACGGCCGCGCGGCCCTGGGCGTCCCCCGGGTTCGAAGAACAAGCCGAAGGACGAGCCCGAGATGGTTCAGGCCATCCGGAAGCATCCCGACGGCTCCGAAGAGCCCCTGTTCCACAAGGACGGGTCTCCGCGGATGGTCAAGCTCCTCCCCAAGCGTCCCCAGCAAGCGGCTGGAAGGCTGCCGTTCCCCAACGAGGCCCAGATGGCGCAGGTGACGGCCGTGCAGGCCACCCAGCGCGCACAGACGCTCGAAATGAATCCCAACGTCCAGAAGGCTTTCGAAGGCCTCAAGAACCCCGTCTAAGGAGATCAGATGAAATTCGGTCGTGCAGGCAAAGGTCCCGTTCCCCCCAAGGGCACCCAAGGTCCCGGCTCTCTGGAGCGTCTGAAGGCCCTCGAACAGTTCCGCGATGAGATCCTTCGCGCCGTGCGCAAGACCTTCAACGAGGTCGAGCAGCGCATGCGCAGCGCCGAGGAGGTCAACGAGGCCCTCGTCAACCTGGCCGGCCGCGAGGCGGTCGAGGAGGAGGTCAAGCGCCTCTACATCGAGCGCGCCGAAGCCAAGTCCGTGCTGGAGGGCAGGGCCCTCGAAGCTGGGATCAAGGCGGGCAAGCTCGTGGTGTCCGAGATCGTCGGCGACATGTCGGTCGTGGTCGGCTCCGAGGTGGACAAGGACGGCAACCAGCTCTACCCCTCGCGCGCCCAGCTCCTGTTCGCGACCCTGCGTCCGGAGTACCAGGAGAAGCTCCGCGGCAGCAAGGTCGGCGACGTGATCGTGACTCCCTTCGAGTCCAAGTTCACGGTCCTGGCCATCTACGACATCCTGCCGCAGGCGCCTCCGCCCGCCGGCCAGCAGGTTTCGTCCGAGCCGCTGCCGGTTGGCACGCCGCCGGTCGAGGGTCAGCCGCTCAGCGATGAAGCGGAAGCTGCGGTCCTGGACCAGCTTTCGAACGCAGCGGAACAAATCGCGTCGCAAGCCGCCGCGGTCGAGGATCAACTCGTGGAGGATCTCGCTCAAGAAGCAGAGAAGTCGCCCGCGTAACGGCAATCTTAAACCACAAGGAGCTGCTGCATGAGCAAGCGCGACGAACGCCTCAGGAATGAGGCAAGCGTCCTCTCGTACCTCAAGGGACGGGTTGACGACGAGCGAAGCGATTTCGATGTCACGCGCGGACGGCGCAACACGATCGCGATGGCCCGCGAGGGTGTGTTTCTGGATCGTTTGACGGACGTTCTCAAGGACGCGTTCAAGGGCGGGGTGGCTGCTCCGAGCGGCTACGCAAAGAAGACGCTCGACACGAACAAGAAGAAGCGCATCGTCAACATCGCGCTGTCCGACCTGCACTACCACTCGCTGCTCGATCCGCGCGAGCTGCCGTTCGAATACGGCCCGCTGGAAGAGGCACGTCGCACGGCACAGATCGTCGAGGAGGTCTCGTCGTACAAGCCGCAGTACCGCGACGACACGGAGCTGTTCGTCCACATCTTCGGCGACATCATCCAGGGCGACCTGCACGACCCTCGTGACGCAGCGACCATCACGGAGCAGTTCTCAGCCGCGGTGTTCCTGCTGACTCAGGCGCTCACCGCGTGGTCCTCCACGTACAAGCGAGTCACGGCGCGCTGCGTCCCCGGCAACCACGGCCGCAACAAGCGTCGTCACCCCGAGCGAGCCACCACGCAGAAGTGGGACTCGTTCGAGAACATGATCTACTTCGCGCTCAAGATGGCTGTCGCCACGTTGCCCAACGTGAAGGTCGAGATTCCCTACACGCCCTACTACACGTATCAGGCGTTCGACCAGCAGGGCTTCGTCACGCACGGCGACACCGTCCTGGAGGCGGGCTTCCCGTCGAGCACCATCGACATCAAGAAGATCCGCAACCACATCAACGAGCTGAACTCCGGCTCGGCGAAGGACTCGGACTTCTTCCTCATCGGCCACGTGCACTGCGGCTCGGTCGTGGAGATTCCGTCGGGTCCCACGTTCATGAGCAACGGCTGCCTCATTCCTCCGGACGGGTACGCGGTGTCCCGCGGCATCCTGAAGCAGAAGTGCGGCCAGCAGCTCTGGGAGTCGGTTCCCGGTCACATCTGCGGTGACCGCCGGTTCCTGAACGTGGACCAGAGCACGGACAAGGATTCGTCGCTCGACAAGATCGTGAAGCCCTACCTCGGATTCGAGACGGAGTCACCTCTGCGAAAGAAGTGACCCGTGTCCAAGAAGACGGATCTGGAGACCCACATCTGCGACGTGCAGAAGGGTCTCAAGGATGACCAGGTCGTCCTGAAGCAGAAGGAGATCGCACTTACGCACGCCCAGGAGGACATGGAAGAGAAGCGTGTCGACTGGGCGCACCACAAGACCAACCACAAGTTCATGCAGTTCAAGGCCACGATCGTCGACGTCAAGGAGTACCGCGGGGTGCTCCAGCTCCTGAAGGATGCGAAGGAGAAGTTCAACGAGGCCGCGACGAAGGTGCACGGGTTGAGCAAGACCGTGCTGATTCTCCGCAAGCAGGTGGACGGCCGCCTGGCTGAGATCGCGCGCGCGAAGGACGCCTTGGCGAGCATGGGTGAGGTCTTGGAATTCCGGAGGACGAAATGAACGAAGAAGAGACTCGCAAGAAGGTCCACGAGGAGCCCGATTTCGTCAACACGAAGCGATACGACTACTCCCTCAAGAAGCTGGAAGAGCGCTATCCGGATGGCGCCCCCAACAACGTCATCGCCAACGCGCTGATGATCGAAGAGGAAGAGGTCGAGCCCGAGTTCGACAAGGTCGTCGTCAAGCTCCGCGAGAAGATGGGCGTCGAAGAGCCGTGAAGAAGAAGAAGGACCCGCTGGCAGCGGCCGTCAAGCGCGAGGAGCTGCGCAAGGCTGAGGAGGAGGCGAAGAAGTGCAAGCACCCTCACCTCCACTTCCAGAACTTCGCCCACCGTCTGCGCTGCGTGGACTGCAAGCGTCACTGGATCGCCGGCCTCAAGGTGAATGGGCAGGAGTTCAACATCTCGGACGCCGGCTACTGGAACCCCGATGTCCTCGACACCGAGTTCCGGCACTCCCCCAGCGAAGCGCCCAGGATTGCACCGGTTCCGAAGAAGCCGGAGAAGTCCAAGAAGTAATTCCGTAGAAGTAGGTTAGTGAAGAATTTCGCGACCTGCCATTCCCACCCCCAGAGTCTCGACTCTGGCTCCACTCCGGAGGCTTTCGCCGCGCGCGAGGTGGAGCTGGGCACCGGGGTACTGACCGCCACCGACCACGGGTCGCTCGCGGCGTGCCGCGAGATCTACGATCTGGCCAAGGCCAACAGCCTCACGCCAGTCCTCGGCATGGAAGGCTACCTCCGTGACGACGACTGCCCGATTCTGACCAAGCACGGGTACCGCAAGAACGACCGCGGCGCGTTCATGAACGCCCCCAAGTACATGCACTTCTGCGTCCACTTCAAGGACCAAACCGCGTACGAGTGCGCGATCCGCCTGCTCTCGGCGGCCGACGCGGCCCTCGAATCTCGCCTGGAGAAGATGGAGCCGGACGATCGCAAGCACGGCAAGGAGCGCAAGCCGCTCTTCACGTGGCGCGACCTGGAAGAGCTGGGCTCTCACAACGTCACGATGACCACCGGCTGCATGATCGGCGTCGTCCAGCGCCATTTGAAGGACAACGACGACATGGCCACGGCCACGGCGTACTTCGAGAAGCTGAAGTCGATCGTGAAGCCCGGCAACCTCTACGTCGAGCTGAACCCGCACGACACCAGCATGAACTGGGTCCAGGGCATCTTCCTCACGATGAAGGACGGCACCAAGCTCCGCTGGTACGACGGCAAGACCCTCCGCACCAACGTCGGCGAGATCAAGGCCGGTGAGCTGGCGAAGCAGTGGAAGAGCGGCGAGCACAAGGTCCTGCTGGCGGTCAAGAACAACCGCGTGTGGGAAGAGCTGCCGCCGGTCGAGATCGAACGATGCGAGGAGATCCGCGACTACCTCCCCAACGAGTGCCGCCCCTGGGCGCCGGACGGCGACATCCAAGCTGGGCTGAACAAGGCCATGCGCATCCTCGCGCAGCGCTACAACGTTCCGATCTTGGTTGGCGACGACAGCCACTACGCGACCCCGGACGAGAAGGTTGTCCAGGACGTCCGCCTCGCGCAGAGCGGCCCGTGGCGCTTCTACGGCAGCTACCACCGCATGAGCAGCGCGGAAGCTCAGACCGTGATCGAACACAAGCTCGCGCTCCGCCCCGGCGAGTTCGAGAGCTGGGTCGACAACTCCCACGCGTGGGCCGAGCAGTTCAAGGCCTTCGAGTTCAACACGCCCCCGAGCTTGCCCACCAAGTTCTACGAGGAGAAGTACGCCCTCCAGACTTGGTTCAAGGGCGACAAGCACGACTCTCTCCGCTACACGATGGACCTCATCGCGAAGCACGGGAGAATGGACTGGCAGAACCCGGCCATGGTCGCGCGGCTGAAGATCGAGATTGAGCTGCTCCACAACAACGGCACCATCGACCTGCTGCCGTACCTCATGGTCGACGAAGAGGTGTGCAGCTTCTTCGAGGAGCAGAAGCTTCTCACGGGTCCGGGCCGTGGTTCGGCCGCCGGCCTCATCTTGGCGTACCTCCTGGGCATCACCCACGTCGACCCGCTGAAGTACAAGCTCTCGGTCGAGCGTTTCATCACCCTCGACCGTATCGCGTCCGGCGGTCTCCCCGACATCGACCAGGACTTGCCGAAGCTCCGCCGCGGGCTGCTCATCGACGACCAGACCGGATGGCTCAAGAAGCGCTTCGGGGACCACTACGCCCAGATCTCAGTCGACTCCACGCTGCGCGTGCGCCAGGCCATCCAGGACGTCTCGCGCGAGCGCCGAGGTCACGTTCCCAAGGAGATCTACTCGTTCACCGGCCGGATGATCATGCCGCCGCAGGGCATGACGGACCATGAGTTCGTCATGGGCAACGACAAGGAAGGCGAGCAGCACATCCAGGGGTCGGTCGAGTACGATCCCGCGCTGATGGCGTACATCAGGGCGTTCCCAGGCGACTGGGACATCGTCCAGAAATGCCTCGGCCTCACGCGCCACAAGGGCAAGCACGCATGTGCGTTCGTCATCGCGAACAAGCCCATCAACGAGTTCATCCCGCTCACCACCGTCACCGACGGCCGCGTCACCGCCTACACCGCGGGCTCGGTCGAAGCAGTCGGCGGGCTGAAGATGGACTTCCTCGGCCTCGGCGCGCTCGACGACATCACCGACTGCATCCGCCTCATCCACGAGACCTACAAGGACCGCCTCACGTTCGAGGATCAGCAGCTCAACGGCAAGTTCGTGCCGGCGCACCACCTCGTCCCGCTCCCGATCATCGAGGACAGCCCGCGGTTCGCTGACATCTGGGACCTCCCGGACGACCAGGACGTGTTCACGGACGTCGCGCTCGGCCGCACCGAGACGGTGTTCCAGTTCAACACGCCCGGCGCCGTTCAGTGGCTGCGTCACTTTGCCCACCGCAAGCCGGACGGACACTACGCCATCAGCTCGATCGAGGACATGGCGGCCTTCACCGCGCTCGATCGCCCCGGCGCCCTCAAGGTCGAACTGCGTGACCCGGACCAGCTCGACAAGACCCACAACGCCCTCGTCGAGTTCGCGCGCCGCGCTCGGGGTGACAAGCCCACGCCGGACATCTTGCAGGTGTTCAACGACCTCATCCCCGAGACGTACGGGGTCATGGTGTACCAAGAGCAGCTCCAGTTCATGTACCAGCAGATCACGAACTGCACGCTGTCCGAGGCGGAGAACTTCCGAAAGCTGGTCGCCAAGAAGAAGTACGACAAGATCCAGAAGCTCTACGAGCCCTTCCTCGTCGACGGCGCCAAGATCCTCGGCAGCCGCGAGCTGGCCGAAGAGGCGTGGAAGTTCTTCATCAGCTGGGCCAAGTACGGGTTCAACAAGTCCCACTCGGTCGCCTACGTGACCGTCAGCTACGCGTGCGCGTACCTGAAGCACCACTTCCCGCTCCAGTGGTGGTGCGCGGTTCTCCGCAACGCCTCGAAGAACGAGGTGTCGGACAAGTTCTGGCGCCACATCAACCGCATCATCGACCTGCCGGACGTGAAGCTCTCGGGCGAGAACTACGAGATCCAGGGCGAGCGCATCCGCATGCCGCTGTCGCAGCTCCAGGGCGTTGGCGACGCCGCGAGCGACCAGCTTAAGCTCTACGCACCGTACGTCGACATCGCCGACTTCTGCCAGAAGATCGACCTGCACCAGCGCAACACCGGCACGTGGATCTTCAAGGAGAAGACGAAGAAGACCAAGGTCCCGGACCCCGCGAACCCGAAGAAGAAGCTCACCGAGACCACGACCGTCAACGAGCGCGTGCTCAAGCGCGGCACCAACGCCCTCAACCGCAAGGTTGTGCGCGCGTGTATTTTGACGGGCGCGATGGACTCGCTCTTCCCCCAGGGCATGCACGTCGGCGAGCAGTTCGAGATGTTCGAGGCGGAGCTGGCGAAGGCGACGGGCAAGAAGAAGCCTCAGCCGGTCGACCCGAAGCTCTGGGACATCGGCCCCATCCCGCGCTACCAGACGCGCAAGCAGATCCTGCCCACGTACGGCGAGGACCTCGCGAAGCTCATCGAGGTCCAGCACGGCAACACCTTCTTCGAGACGGACGACGCCGGCAACCACTACATGGGCTGGACGCCGCCCAACTCGAAGACGCACCGGAACCTCACCATCGGCGTCGTGAGCGCCGACCAGCTGGAGCAACTCCAGGTCCAGCGTCTGGGAGAGAACCAGTCGATCACGGCCGGTGTCGCTGCGTACGTCGAGACGTACGAGATGCGCGCGTACGGAGAGAACAAAGAGAAGGAGATGTGCAAGCTCCAGCTCGATGTTGACGGCAGCCGCTACGAGTTCGTGGCGTGGCCGAAGAAGGATACGGACAAGGTCGCGGACGTGTACCGCCAACCCCTCAAGGGCGCGGTCGTGATCGCAGTCTTGAACCGCTGGAAGGACGACAAGCCCTTCGGTCTGTCGGACCTGATCGTTGTGGAACCACCGAAGGGCAAAGAAAAAGAAGAGGAAGAGGAAGATGAACAACCTGCCGCGAACGTTGGATGAGATTCTGAAGGACTACAGGAAGACGGAGAAGTTCTCGAAGCAGAGCGCCGAGGAGTTCCCGCTGCCGGGTCGACCGGGCATCGAGGTGCGGATCGCCCAGGCCAAGGTGAAGCTTCCCAAGCTCCGCCTGGAGTACCTCACGCGCATCCTGCGCTCGTCGTACGGATTCTTCCTGGAGGGCGACGAGGCGAAGGGCCAGCAGTTCGTCAACATCGCGATGGACAACGGCGCGGTGCTGGTGGACGCGGAGGAGATCTTCCGGAAGCTGGCGGATGCCGTCCAGTACAGCATCGGCCCCAACAAGGAGTTCTCCATCACCCAGATCGGCCTGATGGACCACGCCTTGCGCGAGCTGGTCGAGAAGACCGGCTACGACGGGTCGCTGAACCGCACCCAGATCAGCGAGCTGCGCGTCGTCAAGAACCGCGAGAAGCTGGTGGACTACATCCGCGAGCTGGTCGCGCGCTCGAACGGCAGCGTCCCGGTGACGGTCTCGGCCCAGTCCGACATCGTGACCCAGGCTCTCGCGAAGGACTTCAACGGCAAGCGTTTGGTGGTGGTCGTGAAGAACGCCTCCGCCACCACCCGCGCTCCGCTCGCGGGCCTGTTCACGAAGGTCACCAACGTCGACCTCGACTCGATCGATACCGTGAATGAGGAAACGGCAGCCACAATCTTTCGGGACGGGTTGGGCATCAAAGCTTCAGCCTGAGATTCAGTAGAACTGTGGGAGTAACAAGCTCCCACCAACAGGGAGGCCGGGGAATGGTTCCTCGGCCAAAGCAGTAAGCAAGAACCAAAATCAGGAGTACGCCATGGGATACGGCAAAGCGAAGTACGGCAGCGATCAGAAGTTTCAGAAGACCGGGAAGCCGGGCAAGGGGCCGGGGGACAACGTGATCCGCATCATGCCCCCGATGCACTCCCTGGGAGACGAGGGCAAGTGGGCGGTCTACTACACGACCCACTGGGGCTACGCTGGCATCTCGCGCAGCGACGCCACGAAGACCACGGTGCGGCCGTTCCGCTGCATCGAGGACAAGGATCGCCGCAGCGGCATGGTCCGCCAGGCGTGCCCGGAGTGCGACAACTTCCGCGCCAAGGAGAAGGAAGCCACCGCCTACGAGGCCGTGCTGAAGGCGAAGGGCATGGACGATAAGGCGGTCAAGGCCGACCCCGACATGAAGGCCTTCGACCTCTGGCTCCAGCAGCACGCGCCGGAGCGCAAGTGGTACATCAACGTGATGTACAAGGACCGCTCGTTCGGCGACTACAAGATCAACCACAAGACGCACAAGAAGGGCATCGACTCCAAGATCGCCGAGCTGCTGGACAACCAGCAGATCGACGCTCTCGATCTCGACCAGGGCGTGTGGTTCAACATCAAGCGCCTGGGTGACGGCTTCAGCGTCCCCGACGTCGTCGAGGTCGTCATGCGGCCGGGCGAGCGCAAGGGCTCGCTCGACATCGAGCTGGCGCCTCTCACCCCCGAAGAGCAGGCCCGCGGCCTCAAGGAGTGCCGCGACCTGGCGACTCTCGGCGGCACGCTGCTGAGCGAGGAGCAGATCTACGCCCTCGTCCAGAGCGACGCTTCGCCCGAGGCGGTCGACAAGATCTTCGGTGCGCGCGAGCAGCAGGTCTCGCGCCAGGTCCAGGCCTCCGACCGTGAAGAGGGGGAGGTCGGCGATGCGCCGCCTGCCGCTCGCACGGCTCCCCAGGGCATCGCTGCCACCGGCACCGTGTCGGCTCCGACCATCACGCCGGAGATGAGGGCCAAGGCCGAGGCGATCTTCGCCAAGAAGGCGGACGAGGCGAAGGCCAAGGTCGTGGCCGAGGCGAAGGCCAAGGCGGAAGAGGCGGCACGCCGCGCGGCTGCGGCCGTCACGGCGGCGAAGGCGGCGGAGAAGGCCGAGGTGGCTCCCGCCCCGGCGGCGGATGCTGCTCCCGCGCAGAACCCGCTCGACATGAACGACGAGGACTTCCTCAAGTTCTTCAACTCACAGCAGCCCGCCTAACACCTCCGGTCGGGGCATAGTGCCGGAGGATGTCTCCGGACGATGTGATCCTCGCAGGGAGGATCTGTCATAGTTAAACACCCGACCCCTTTCAACAGGGGACACATGCTCATCGAAGGTACGACACTTTCGCTTCCGAGTGCGACGAAGGACCTGCCCGACCGGATCCTCAACCTCGGAGAGATTCTGACCGCCGAAGCGCGCCAGCGCGAGGTCGCCATGGTCACTCCGGTGAAGGCGCCGGAGTTGCTGTACACGTTCAACTACGCGTGGCTCGAAACGGACAAGCTCGTCAAGGGCCTCGCGGCCGACCTCGTCAAGGCGAAGGCCCAGGTCGAGAAGCGCAAGGCGCGCATCCTGCTCTACGAGGCCGAAGACTTCCTCAAAACCCGCAACGTCGCTTCGACGAAGGACTCGCGCGACGCCGTCATCGTCCTCGACCCCGAGTACGAGACCCTCCAGGATCGCGTCGACCAGATCTTCGCGGCGCAGGAGTGGCTCAAGGGCAAGATGAAGTCCTTCGAGAACTCCTACTCGTCGGTCAAGAAGATCATGGGCGAGGACGCTTACGACATGTCCACGCGCATCAACAACCCCAACCTCAGCGGTGGCGGCAGTCAGAAGCCGTTCTCGCAACCACGTCCACCACAGTCCACCCCAGCGCCAACCACAACCCCAACCCCAGCACCAACCACAAACCCGCCCAAGACGGGCTACGGAAAACCTCGCTACGACAGGTAACGGAGAATCACAATGGCAAAAGATTGGTTCGCAGCACTCACGAAGTACGACGACGCGGTCACCGAATGGCTCGACCCGCACCAGAACGTCATCCGCACCTCCAGCCCATCGGTGGACTTCATCTTCGGCAAGGGCCACGGTCTCCCGCGCGGCTACTCCGTCATCCTCGGCGGACCCCCGAAGGGCGGCAAGTCGCTCATCTCGAACATGTGCGCTGGCTGGATTCACCAGAACGATCCCACGGCGTTCGTCATCAAGGTCGACGCCGAGTTCCGCGCGCAGGTGCAGGCCACGCCGGAAGAGCTGGCGAAGGACTTCGGCATCGACCCGAAGAGGTTCATCGTCTGGCAGACGAACGACCCCGTCGAGATCTTCGACCGCATCAGCAACGACATCCCGGCCATGTGCAAGGACGGGCTGAACATCGCGGCGATCATCATCGACTCGGCGAACAGCATCCAGGGCATGTCGGCCAACGAGGCCACCACGCTCGAAAAGCAGTTCGTCGCCGACGAGGCACGTACGCTCGGCCGCGGGTTCAAGCGCATCCTCAAGCCCATCCGCGATCACAAGATCGCGCTGCTGGTCGTCTGCCAGGTCCGCGTGGAGATGGACGCTCTGGAGCAGAAGCGCGGCAACAAGGTCCGCATGGCCCTCCCGTTCGCGCTCCAGCACTTCGGTGAGTACTTCGTGTACGTCGAGCCGAACCGCAACGTCGAAGGCCGCGTGTCTCTGGACGGCAAGGAGTTCCGTGACACCGACGCCACGGACATGGACAAGAACTCCAAGGGCGAGAAGACGGCGCACAAGATCAAGGTGACGATGAAGGACTCGTCCTGCGGTCCTAAGGGTCGCGTCGGCGAGTTCACGCTGGGTCACCGCACGGGGCTCGTTAACGCCTGGGAAGAGGTCTTCACCCTCGGCGTCAACCGTGGCATCATCGAGCGTCCGAGCCTGAGCCAGTACAAGTTCGGCGCGCACGAGTGGCGCGGCAAGGAGAAGGTCTGGGAAGACCTGAAGAAGGACCAGGCTCTGTGCGACGAGATCGTGGCGGAGCTGTTCGCTCGCGACACGCGTGGCGTGTTCGACGCGGAAGACGCCAAGAACTCAGCAGACGACGAGTAAAGCCATGAGCAAGAACTTGAAGCCAGGTCAGCGCTGCACGAACTCTCCGGGAGCGTGCGGCTCAGAGGGGCACTACTATCACAAGCCTTTCGACAACACGCGCGCGGAGCGGACCGCGGGAGGAAGATGCGACTACGTCCAGCCGAAGGTTCCGGTGGCAACCAGGGCCGAGGTCTACGCCGCCATCGATACCGAGCGGGCGTACCAGGATGACCTGTGGCAGGGCAACAAGTTGACGATCGGAGAGTTCATCCTGCTGCTGTCGGAGTACACCGACCGAGCCAAGCACGAGTGGTCGACCGAGAAGAAGCCGGAGCAGCGCGCTCTCGAATTCGTGCGCAAGGTTGCGGGCATCGCCGTCAACTGCATGGAGCAGCACGGCGCTCCCCCGCGCAAGTGATCTGCGACGGCGAAAAGCTGCGGGAGTTCGTCGAGGGCCACGGCCTCTCGTACAAGCAAAACTCCCGAAGCTACGTCTTCGACTGCCCCCGGTGCCGCGGGGTGCAGAAGCTCTACATGGAGAAGCGGAACGGCAAGTTCAAGTGCTTCAAGTGCGCGACCGGTGAGTTCCGGTTCCAGGGCCGCCCGGAGTTCGCGCTCGCCGATCTGGCCCTGACCCCGCTGAAGGAGGTTCGCACCTTCCTCTACGGCTCGAACTTCTCCGGCACTGCCATCGAGCTGGACATCCAGCTCGGCGAGTTCTTCGGGGACGACGACATCATCGACGTTGACGCCGTGGACATCCCGACGATGGCCTATCCCTTGGACTATTTTCCGATCACGCACAAGCACGCGGTCAAAGGCGTCGAGTACCTCGCCGGCCGTGGCATCGATCTGGAGATGGCGAAGCGCTACCATCTCAGGTACGCCCCGACCGAGCGCCGGGTCGTCTTTCCGGTCGAGCTGGGGGACCGACTGGTAGGCTGGCAGAAGCGTCTCATCGTTCCGCACGAGGTGTGGAGCGATGAGGAGGAGCGGGTCCAGACCGCGGCGAAGATGCTTTCGAGCAAGGACGTGCCCACCGCGCACGTCGTGATGTTCGCCAACAACCTCGTCGACTCGGAGCACGCGGTCGTTTGCGAAGGTCCGATCGATGCCATCAAGGCCGACGCCTGCGGAGGCAACGTGGCCACGATGGGCAAGGCCATCGGACCCGGCCAGATCCGAACGCTGCGGGACCCCTCGCGACTCACGCGCGAGCAGGTCAGCGCCATCTGGGGCTCGGGCATCAAGCGCATCTACCTCGCGCTCGACCCCGACGCCGCCAAGGAGACGTCGAGGCTCGTGCGCGAGTTCTCGGACATGGAGACCTACGTGATGGTCCCGCCGAAGCCCTACCACGACCTCGGCGAGATGAGCTTCCAGGAGGTCCACGACCTCTTCCGCGCCGCCAAGCCGGTCGGCGCGGGGAAGCTGTTCATCAGTATCCGTTAGGCTTGCGCCGTGGCGGATACCGGCCGGACGTAGCTGAAGCGGTGACCGCCCGTGTGACTGTACCGGCCGCTGAGGACGGCGCGGACGTTGCTCGGGTAGACCTTGTGGGCCTGGGCCGCCTCCTTGGCGCTCTGGAACACGGTGCCCTTCTCGTCCTGGATCGGCAGGTTGTTCGGCACGGAGCCGTCCCCGGGCGCGCGGGGCAGGTCTGCCCCCGAGCACTCGGTGCACTTCCGGGCGTGCATCTGGAGCTTCCGGGAAGCCGCGCGGCGCGCATCCAGGTGGATGCGGTCGTTCTTCACGGCGTCCGACAGCACCTCCACCAGGCGCTCGTGCGGCAGCGCGGCCAGGGCCTCGTCCAGGGCGACGGTGGCGTCCTTGCGGCTGTGCTTGGCGGCCTCGGATTCCTTGTCCTCGCCGCCGGGCGGGATCTCCCAGTCGTTGTCCTGGTCGGCCTCGGTGGCGTACCACTCGCTCTTGTTGCTGTACTCGTACGGCCGCCCGTGGAGGGCGATGTAGGCATCGTCCAGCATCGGCAGCACGTTGCGGGCCTTCTTGTCGAGGTAGTCGCGGAAGTCCATGAACCGCTGCTTCAGCGACTGGCAGAGGTGCTTCTCGTTGACCTCGCGGCTCTCCTCGGTCCGGTAGAGGGCGAGGTAGCTGCACGTCCAGGCCATGGCGTAGGAGCGCAGGTCATCGACCTCCATGCCGTGGTCGGCGCAGTTCTGGATGTTCTTCTTGAAGAACCACCAAACCGCCTTGTCGATCACGGTCTTGAACGACATCAGCTCCGCGTTCGTCGGGTTCGGCGAGCGGCGGAAGTCGTTGTGGCGCAGGGCCACCAGCTCGAAGTCGTCCGAGAAGTGGGCCTTGCGGGTGGGCACGGGGCCTCGATCTACGGGGACCTTTGGGGGCGTGTACCCCAGGGCCTCCTGGAGCCCGCCGAAGGCCTTCAGGGCCTTCCTGAGGTCCCTGGCGCCCACGTCCTTGGCCTGGATGGAAAGGCCCGTGGCGGGGACCGTACCCTTCATCACCACGGTGACCGGTACCTTCGACCCTTCTTTGCTGGTGACGACCAGCCCGTTCGTGCTATCCTCGAAGCCGATGCCGACCGCTGCGAGCCAGGACTTGAGCTGATTTGTAATGCGCGTTTCAAATTTCGAGACCATAGTGCTCCTCTTTCGTGGGTGGTACAGGTCTTGCTAGACTCTGATGCGCTGAGTCTATGGCACGGGACTTGCTTTGTCAAGGGAAGATTCAGTAGTCAATGAGACGGAGGGTACGAGAATGAGCGGACTGAAGAAGTACAGCATTCTGGCCGGCATCGCGCTGGCGCTGGTCGCGGGCGGATACGCCACGGGGCGTTACGCACAACCAGCCAAGGTGGTGGTGACCGAGAAGACTGTCGTGGTTCACGACGTCCAGATCGTCAAGGAAGTGGAAACGGACAAGGTCATCGCGGCCCTCCAGAACATCGCGATCCAGCAGCAGAAGGACGTGCACAAGGTCAAGACCACCGTCAAGGCGAAGGACGGCACGGTCACTACGACGGTGACGACGGACGACAAGACGAAGACCAACACCGAGGAGCAGAACAAGGTCGACGAGAAGGACAAGACGAAGTCCACCGAGGTGGTGCATGACGTCAAGATCGAGGAGCACGAGGTCACCAAGACCGTCATCAACAATGTCCACTCCGACTGGCGCCTCAGCGTCAACACGGGATTCGACATGGCCGCGCTCTTGCACAAGAGCGAGCCGTATTCCCTCTTGCCTTTCAACTCAGATCTGGTAAAGTACACGGTGTTGGGCTTGAACGTCGAGCACCGGATCTTCGGACCTGTGATGGGAGGCGTCTGGGCCAACAGCCACGGCATGGGCGGGCTGACCCTGACACTGGAGTTCTGATGAACGAAGCACACATGGAGCGGGAGTACAAGTTCGCGGCGGATCACGTCGACGAGCAGGAGTTCCGACGCCTTATGATGGAGGCGAGGCCCACGAAGTTCTCCAACTTCAAGCACCAGGACACGTTCTGGCAGCGCGGGACGCACGTCGTGCGCCATCGGATCAAGGGCGACGGCTCGATGGAGCTGACCGTCAAGAAGCGCAAGAGCCAGGAAACGCTCGTCGAACGCTCCGAGGTGAACCTTGGCCTGTCTCCAAGCGCGACCGTGAGCGACGTCGAGGTGTTCATGAGCGGGACCGGGTACAAGCCGCTCTTCACGCTCGTGAAGGACTACATCGACCTCTTCGTCTACGATCGGGACGGATACGAGATGGAGTCTGCGCTCTACAGCGTGCGCCGAGCCGACGACCTCGCCACCGCGAAGAAGTTCCTGGAGCTGGAGATCAAGCCCACCTCCACCAAGGACCCGCTCGTGATCCTCGGGTACTGGCGCGACTGGGCGACCCACCAGCTTGCGCTGGAGGCACCGCTCAACCTGTCCCTCTTCGAGTTCTACTCGCAGCAGGTCCCCACCAACTACAGAATCTGAGGCTTTCATGACCCGTAAGAGCATCCGCGACATCGTCATCGACGCAATCCAGGACGTCAACATCGACGCCCTCACGCCGGAGGAGGAGGACGAGATCGCCGACCTCGTCCTCGAAAAGCTCGTGGACGAAGTTCCGTCGCTCGTCGATGACGACGACGAAGAGGGCGGCCCGGGGTCGGAAGAGGAATAGGCCATGAACAAGGTGGTCGACAAGCCGGTTCAGATCAGCGAGAAGCGGTTCCGGCACAGCTTCCGGCTGTACCATGACCCTTCGAGCGCAGACGACGGCACCAAGGACCGGGCGCTCCACCGGCTCCTCCAGGAGTTCGTGGACCAGCCGGCGCTGCTTCGCTGCGGCCCCGGCTTCCCCGAGAAGATGGCCATCTACCACGACGGCTCACGCTGGATCGTCGCGGCCGAGGCGGAACAGGAGAACGCATGAGGACTCTCGCAATCATCAAGCCCGACGCCGTCGCCAAGGGCGCGGTCGGATTCTGCCTTCAGATGGCCGAGGTCCAGGGACTCCGCATCGAGCAGCTGAAGTGGATCCGCATGACGGAGGCTGTGGCCGGTGCCTTCTACATGGAGCACTTCGGCAAGCCCTTCTACGACAAGCTCGTGAAGTTCATGTCGTCGGGCCCGTGCGTGGTGGCTGTGCTGCGCGGCACCGAGGAGAAGACCTACGAGGTGTGGCGCGAGGTCATGAAGGGCATCCGCAAGGTGGAGGCCGACCCGAACTTCTCGGAGCGCAACGCGGTCCACGGCTCCGACTCGATCGCGAGCGCTCTGCGCGAGATGAGCTTCTTCTTCAGCGAGCCCGAGCTGGACGAGATCGTCATGGGCGCGCTGCCGGCCGAAGAGATCGAGGACTCCTGCCTCGACTGCGGCTCGCCGATCGAAGGCGCGCACGGCGACTGCCAGAACACCTGATTCTGTTCCCGGGCTTCGTGTCGGGAGGGTAGCAATCTAAACAGAAGGAGGACTCTGACTTGCGCCAGTGCCCCGCCTGCTATCATGTCGGTCTCTACAGCACATTCGCCAACGGTACATGGGAGGAAGGGTATTGCCAGAATTGCGGTTTCGAGTCTAAGGTGCCAACCACCAAGAAGGACCCGATCCCGATGATCCACATCGAGAAGCCCAAGTCGACCTCCAACCAGCAGAACAGGATTCGACGCAACAAATGAGTACAGCCTCCAACGGCCTCTACAAGCTCACGATGTACCTGCGCCCCGACCAGTATCTGTGGTTGCGGGCGGAGGCGCTCAAGGGCGTCATGGACAAGGGCGGTGGGCGGCCGGACGTCAGCGTGATTCTGCGGGCAATGATCGACAAAATCAAGGCCGACGTGGACGCCACTTCGATGGTGTCCAAGGGCCCCAAACGGAGGCGCCGATGAGCCTAAGGAAGATCGTCACGGTCAAGTCGGGCCCCAGCGCGTGGCTGGGTCTCCGCGGGTGGCTGCTCTTGGAAGAGGGCGATTTCGTTGTGGGGAAGTTCTGGGCCAAGGACGACGCCGGCACCGGCATCTACAACGTCCGGATGCCCCGCGCCTTCGTCACGATCGAAGACGAGGTCCCCAAGGCCTAGATTCCGTAGAAGTAGGGTATGGCGCGTTTGCCCCTACTGCTCTACCCCAATGCGAGACTCCGTGAGGTCTCGGAGCCTGTGGACCCGGACATGGCCCGCTCGGAGGCCTTCCAGAGCTTCCTGAAGGACCTGGGAGAGACCCTGACGTGGTACCGCGGCGTCGGCATCTCGGCGATTCAGACGGGGAACGCTGACCGGGTGTTCTCGATGCGGACGAAGACCGGTGGTGTCCAGCACTTCGTCAACCCCGAGATCGATTCCTACGATGGCGACTACGTCGCGCTGGACGAGGGTTGCCTTTCGATCCCGGGATGGACCCAGCAGGTGCTCCGCCGGACCGGTGTCATCGTCAGCGCGCTCGACATCGAGTCGGGCGAGCGCAAGCTCTGGGACCTGGACGGCATCGAGGCCCAGTGCGCCCAGCACGAGATGGACCACCTGGACGGGAAGATGTTCTCGGACGGATGGGGCCCCGTGAAGAAGGACATCGTTCGCCGCAAGATCAAGAAGGCTCTGCGCCACAACCCGCTGTTCAAGCCGATGGAGTAGAACATGGACTTCCTGAAGAACCCGTTCCAGCTGAAGTACCTGCCCGTGCTCATCTGCATGGCGCTGGGCGTGGCCGCGTTCGCCATCACGCACGCACCTAAGGCGCTGGTCATCACCGGGCTGCTGGCGTTCTTCAACGTCAAGACCGCGGACCAGCCGCTGAACGGAGTGTATCTCCACGGATACATCTGTCTCGCTGCCATCACCTCAGGCCTCGCGATCTACGGGCTCTTCGTGCACGTGTTCGCGCTCTCCATCCTCTCGGGTGCGGTCGCGCTGCTGCCGCTCTCCATCGTCTTCACGCGAAAAGGGAAGGCATGAGCCTGTTCACGAAAGAGGAGTACGACGCCCTGCACGCGTTGGTGTTCGTCCCCGACTACTCCGGGTACAAGCCCGAGGTCAAGGAGATCCCGAACGGCGACGGCAAGGTCGACGCCGAGAAGCTCTACGCGCACGTCGCGCCGAAGTACTTCAAGACCGACGCCCAGCGCGAAGCTTTGACGCCCTACCTGGAGAAGGCCTTCAACCTCGCCCGCGCGGCAGCGGATTTGGCGAAGATCCCGTCCGCGTACCTGCCGGACATTCGCTACGGCGCGCTCCGCATCCTCGACTACCCGCCGGGCGCCGCGAGCAACCTGCACGAGGACTTCGACTTGTTCACGCTCATGATCTACCGCGACCAGCCCGACCGGTTCGTCTCACACGACGAGCCGCAGCTGGGCGGCAGCTCCCCGACACGATGGCCTCCGGGCGCGCTCGATCCGGGGCACGTCGAGCCCAGCCGCATCGTGGCGTTGCATCCGGACGGCAGCGTGTCCCGGACCAGGCCCGTGGGAGAGGCGATCAGGAAGATCCGCCTGCTCAACGCACAAGCACACCTCGGCCAGCTCGGCGAGGCCATCGGTCTCGGCCCGGCCACGCCGCACGAGGTCCTCGCGTCCGAGACGGCGCAGCACTCGATCGTGTACTTCGCCATCCCCGACCACGAAGCCCCGCTGGGCGAGGGGAACGTCAGGGACTGGCTGAACGAGCGTCAGGCGCGCTCGCGCACCGAGTTCAAGAAGTTCGAGTAGAAGATGGACAACGCGACCGAGTACATGGCGGGCATCAACCCGCCGTCCGAGGTGGAGCAGCTCCGGGAGTCTGTCGCCTACCTGGAGCGCGCTCTCCGGGAGTCCAAGCAAGAGATCGGCCGTCTTCAGGACGAGCTGGAGTTTTTGCGCAGCACCCGCGCCGACGACAGGGACCGATACTGATGCCGTGGGACGAGCTGTACATCGATTCCCTGCACCGGGAGCTGGAGGTCGCCCATAAGTGGGCTGGGGCCTGGAAGGGCTTCGCGCGCCGCTGCCGCGGGATGATCGTCAAGGAGATGGTGGAGCTACAGCAGGCGTACGCGCTCGTCGAGGACATGCTGGAGCGTGGCCGTAACAACCCTGGCCTGCTCCTGGCTGCGTTGGTGCTGGAAGCGGCCAAGGAGGGCCTGGAGGTCGGCTCGCGCGCGTCTGAGTGCATGGGCTGGGCCTTCGCGCACTATCTCAGCAACCACCCCGAGGCACCCAACTACCTGGAGGTCACGCTGGAGGGCGGAGACAACAAGCCGATCTACGTCACCGTCCAGCGCCCCGGCGGTAAGACGCCGCACCAGCTGCGCGTCGAGGCCGAGGCCGACCGCGACAAGCTCCGCATCGAGCTGGAGAGCCTGAAGGCCCTCGGGGAGTGCCGGTCGTGATCGGGTTCTTCATCTTTCTGTGCGTCGCCGCCGCGGTGTTCATCCTCCTCGCGTACCGATGGGGGCACGACGTGGGGATGCAGCTCTACGACCAGTGGTGCCAGGAGGACTTGGCCGAGCTGGAGGAGCGCAACTACGAGAAGTGGAGCTGGCTCCGGGGCGCCAACGCGCGCCGCAAGAATATGGAGCGCGCCCTGAAGGCCCAGCAGCGCAAGAATGCTGATCTCCGCAAGAAGCTGTTCAAGGTCGGCTGGGAGCTGGGGAGCACGCTGATCCGGTCCTCCAAGCTCGTCGAAGAAAACGCGTCGCTGGAGAAGCGCAACCGCGCGCTCGCGGCCGAGCTGACTTCAGATCTACTCAGCGCCCAGGACCGTGAGGGCGTTATCAAAGGTTTGACCCGTAAGCTTTGACAAGGAGGATTTCGTGAAAAAGATCGTGTTGTCCATTCTCGGCCTGATGCTCATCGTCAACGCAGGATTCGACTTCTCCCGATTCGTCAACCGACGCATGACCGAGAACAAGATCCAGAGCGACTTCGACCTGATCACAGCCCAGTTCCCCGGCGCCACCATGCAGCTGCACGGCTGCGCCAACATCCCCAGCTACGGCTGGGCCTGCAACGTCGAGCTGGGCGCTCCGGACGGCCGCCACAAGAGCTTCATCCAGCCGTTCTCGTACGAGGACCTGAAGAACTAGATCCTTACGGCAGGACGCGCTTGAGAAAGTGCGGGTCGACGGGCGCGGTCTGAGCTTCGACGGAGAGGTGGGCGCTGCCGCCGTTGAGAGCACTCACGTCACTCAGGGCGTAGTTCGGGGGGCCGAAGTTCTCCTGGTCGTGCGAAGTGCCGTCCGGCTCCTTCTTGGTGTGGCAGCGGCGCACGACGACGGTGTCCGTGCCGATGCAGGCCAGGATCTGAACGCGATACTGGACGCTCTGGTCATCCTTCACGGCCCATGCGTAGGTACCCGGGTAGAGGTACCCGTTGCTCGTCACCGTCAGGCGCCCGTGGGCGTTTGCGGCGGTGATGGAAACCTTGGCTGCTTGGACGGCGATGGAGGGCATGTTCTACCTCTAAGATTGGGGCTTATACGTCGAACCAGCCGTAGATGATCATGCTACCCGTGCAGTCGGTGAGGCCGACTCCTGCGACGGGGACAGTGATCTTGAACTGGTGGCAGTGGGGGTCTGTGACGACCTCCTTGATGCCAGCCACGCGGGCGGTCGAGGCGAATGTGGCGGGAGCCGTGAGAGTGTTGATGGTTGCGGCAGCCACAACCTGGGCGGCATCGATGATGCTCGTGCCATCCTGGGTGATGTCGTAGGTGAGGCCGGTAACGAGGGCGGCATCGCGGGTGAACACCTCGACGCGCGCGGCTAGCATGTGGAAGTACTTCCCGGAGACCGCGGGCATGATGACGTCGGTGGTGCTCGTCGTCATGAGGTCGACCACGGGAGTCTTGTACGACTCAATGATGATTCCGTCGGCACGGATCTGAGCCGCGAGCTGGTCCAGCTGGGACGTCGTGAGGGCCGCCAGGGAGTCCAGCTGCGCCTGCGTGATGGCCGCGAGCTTGTCGTACTCGGCCGTCGACATCGCGCCCGACGTGGTGTGCGTGGCGGCCTCGATGAGGGCCGTCAGCTCCGTCGCCGTGGTCGCCGTCGTGATCAGCGCCCCAGTGGTGTCGCCGTCGGTTCCTTGAATGGTGGGCATAATATAGGCTCGGTTGGAGGTTACGGTGCCGCGCTGATCAGCACGATGGGGTTGGAGATGTTGAAGTTGGGTCCGTTGGAAGAGATGTCGACCTCGAAGGGAGTGTTGACCGTCGGGTCGAAGGGGGCGGTGGTAAAGTCGAATAGAACGTGACCGTCCGTCACGGCTTGGGAACTGTCCAGCAGCGTGTTCGACTCCCCAAAGGTGTTGCCGTAAATCGCAGTCTCGACCGTGCAGGCTTCGGCGGGGGTCACGTTGAAGATGATGCGGATCGTGACGTTTCCGGTAAAAATGCCGGACGGGATTTCCGCCAGGAGCGGGACGTAGCTGTTCGTGCCAGTGCCAACTCCCCCGGTCAGAACCAGGCTGGCGCCAGCGGATGGAACTGCGCCGATCATGATTCCCCAGTCCAGAGCGTTCTCGTCGGGCTGCTTGTTCTTGTTCGCCTGGATGGCGATATACGACGAACCCAAGAACGACACGATGTCATTGATCTTGTACGCCGCGAGCGACCCCCACGCCCCACGCCACGTCGTGGTGAACCCGAACTGGTTGTAGAGGGTCCGGACCTGTGAGGCGACGGCGCTGGCCTGGGACGCGTACGCCCCGGCCTTCTTGGCTGCATCTTGTGCAGCTTGAATCGCCCTGGTCAGGTCTGCGAGGGTGGTTGACATGACTCTAAGATTGCCTCTTACTCGATGCGCAGGAACCCGTACCCGCGGGCCATCTCGATCACGGCCCGGTCCTTGTGGTAGACGCCGTCGCCATCGCGCGACCCCGCGGCGTTGGTGTTACCCTCCACGGTCTCCAGCGTGTCGTTGTTGGCCTGGAAGGGGCCGATGCAGAAGCCCGTGTGTCCGATGCGCGTGCCGAGCTTGGAGAGGCCGTGGTCGATCAAGAACAGGCCGTTGTAGACCGGCTGGGCCATCTGGAGGCTTGGGTTGCGGATCCAGAGCTTGTTGACGGACCCGCCGTACTGGAAACTTGGAGTAACTCCAAGACGCTTGGCCGCCTCCTTGATGCAGAAGCACACGAAGGCCGCGCACCAGGGATCGCCCGGTTCGAGGCCGATGCTCTTCTGGAACATCTCGACCTCGGGACCGCAGTTGTTGCCGCCATGCTCACGCACGCCGTCGTACGACAGCGCGATCTGGATGGCGAGTTCCGCGAGCGTGGGCATTACGATGCGTTCGCGCCCGCGCTGCCGGATTCGCGGAAGATGGTGTCATCCGTGCCGCCGAAGTGGTAGATGTGTCCGCCCGCACCGCCGAAGCCGCCCTTGCCAGCCGAGCTGCCGCTGCCGCCGTCGCCGCCGTCGGCGTTGAGTTCTCCGTTCAGGTTGAGGCGGCCGTAGATCAGGATGATGGCACCGCCACCGCCACCAGCGCCGCCGCCGCCGCCGGAGTCCCAGGTAGTACCGGATTGGTCCCCGCCGTCGCCACCTTTGACCGTGACCAGTGCTCCGATATCGATCGTGATGAGGGGCGCCGCGAGGATGATGATGCCACCACCACCGCCGCCGGCCCCGGGGTGGTTCGTGCCACCCGCGCTGCCAGCCGCCCCGCCGGCACCGCCGCCGCACCCGCCACGGAACGTCAAGAGGCTGCCGTTGACGACGCCCGCTCCGTTCAGCAGGTGGTTCCACTGGTTGTCTGTGCCGAGCAGGTCGTCCGCGTCCGCGACGCCGCCAGGGCCGCCAATCCCGCCGCCGGCCGTGCCGCCCGCACCACCGGAACCACCGATGCTGCGCGTGTTGTCGACACCGCCGCCCCCGGCGCCGGGAGTGAGGCCGACGTTCAAGGACACGCTCCCGCCTGCGGTGCCGGAACCCATGGTGCCGGCCGTTGCGCCGGCTCCACCCGCCGCCGCCCCGCCCGAGTTGGTGCCGCCGATGGTGCCGCGCGCAGAGAGCGTCACGCCGCCGCCGATGTGGATCTCGCGGGTGGCGAAGATGCGCCAACCGGGAGCGGTCACCGTGAAGTTCGGGTCACCGCCCGAGGCCTTCACCGCTTTCCAGTTCCTGGTGACGGCGTCGAACAGTTGCGTGAAGTCGGTCGTGTGCGAGATGTCGCCCGCGATGCCGTTGCCGAAGAGAAACGGGTCGATCCCGCCGAGTCCGCGAAGTGCCATTAGTAAGCCGGTCCTTCCCACGTGACGGTAATGTTGCCGTCACGGTCCATGATGCATTGCTGGTCGCGAATATTGGGCGTGGTGAAGCCGTTTGTACGGAAGTAGGTCTTGAATTGGAGAGGGCTCGTCAAGGTGTGGGCCGGCGGTCCCGGAGTGCCCTCGATCATCCTCCACTGCATCGTGCCGGCAGCCTCGAACGAGAAGCTGTCCTTGTTGAGCGCGTCATTGCCGTCGAAACCCTGGAGAGTCAGGATGCGGTAGAAGGTGCTTGACGTGAACGGGTGCATCTGGCGAACGCAGAGTGCCGACGTTGCGTTGATGCTCCAGTTGTTATCGCCGTCGATCACTGTCTGGTACTGCGTCTCGGTGGTCCTGATGAGGACGTTGTTGTCTTCCGGACCCCAACCACCGATCTGGAGATCGCCTGCGCCGCCGAAGAAGTCACCGCTGCGGCTCAGACCTCCTGCGAACGCGAAGTAGTTGATGTCGTCGACGGTCGCGACCTGAGCGGGATACGAGGTGGTGCCGTTCGTGGCCGAAAGCTTGACCATGCCACCCGCCGCGGTGGTCGCGTTCTTGAACGCAGAGTTGACCGCGTACGACTGGTCACGCGTGTAGATGTCGTTGCTGTGGCGCCACGCGATGACGTAGCGGGAGCCCGGGATCTCTGGCGACCCCAGCGTCGCGAGGGCAGCCTTGGCGGCGATGATCGTGGTGTCCTGCGTGCGGTCGACGTCGACGTAGATACACTCGCCGTCAGCGAGGTCGGTGAGGCCCGCCGAGTCGGAAGCTTGGTCCTGGACCGGGTTGACGACGCCGGTCGAGTTCGCGAAGATCCAGACCAGGCCCTTCCAGTGAATGTTCGCTCCGTCCCACTCGAAGTACTCGCCGTTCGAGACGAACGGAGAGCCCGTACGCGCGAGGCGTTCGTTGATCGGGTTGGTGGGTGAGTACCAGTACTCGCCGCCGCCTACCTCCCACATACGCGACATGATCGCGTCCATCCAGTCCTTGAAATTGCCGATGGCTTTGTCGGCGCCGACGAACACGTCACCACTCGTGTTCTCCGCGCGGCCGGCCGGCCACGCATAGGAGTTCTTGATGTTCGGGATCGTGCCGCCCGAGCCGAGGCGGAATGCGAAACGACGCGCATCCTCCAGCACGGTGACGTTGTTGGCGTCGTCGAGCGTGACCTTCGCGATCGGGCAGATACCGGGGTTGTTGTCGAAGTCCAGCGTCGTGATGACGATGCGGTAGTCGAGCGTGCGCCCGAGCGGCACCTGGACCGGCGTCTCCAGCTCCGAGTCCGAGTCGATGAACTCGACGAGGTCGACCGTCGTATCGTCCGCTTCGCGAACGAAGTCGAGGCCGACGTAGTTGACCATGCCCGAAGTGAAGCTGCCGATGATGCGCGGGTTGACCGAGTTCAGTTGTTCGTCGGGGCGATCGGACGGCACGTGGAAGATCGATCCGGACTCGGACGCAAGGAAGTGAATGAGGCTGCTGTCGGCGACGCGGATCTTGAGTCCGGTCGCGATGGTGATGCCCGTCGAGAGCACGTAGAAGCCCTCGGTGATGAGCGGCGCCTTGCCGGCGATCATGACGCCAGCGAGAAGGTCGATGTCGCCGGCCACCGCCGACTCGATCGAGCGCAGGTGCGGGATGTCGACGCGCTGATTGCCCAGGAGGTTAGCTTGGCGGAGAACGGCCATGGTTACCCTTAAGATTGCGTGTCGCCAGAGGAAACGGAGAGAGTCGAACTCTCGGGGCCCTTGCGGGCCCGGCAAGTTAGCAACCTGCTGCGCAAAACCGACATGCGACGTCGTTTCCGAAGGAGGAAAGCTGAGGAGTCGAACCCCCTACCCGAAGGTAGCTATGTCCGCTTTCGAGGCGGATCGGACCCCACGGCCCAGAACTTTCCACGGAGTCGCTTAGCGACTCGACGAAGAAGAGCTACTGGACGATGACAGGTGCTTCACGGTGATCTCAAGATTAAGTCTACTGAATCACCCGAGCGGACGCACCTCATTGTTGTACGAAAGTGCAGAAAAGTTCACCGCGCCCGAGACCAGGCTCTTGGCTTCGAACGACCAGGACTGGCTCTCGACCGAGCAGAAATCAGCTTGAAAAATCACGGTCTGAGAGACCAGGTCGATCAGCAGGATGTTGAAGTACTTCTCGCGCGGCAGCTCCTCCAGGGGCGCCACCATGCCCGGCCCCTCCACGGCGCCGTCGAGGTGGGTACGGTAGAGCCCCATCGAGCCTGACACGTTGGTCACGCCCGTGGCCAGCTCGAACGGCAGCACCGAGTCGACGGTGTGGATCTTGCGGCGCGGGGTGTCGATGCTGTAGCTGAAGCGGTTGACCCGACCGAACGGGTTTCCGTTGACAAACAGGATGACCTGTGCTGATGCAAGTACGATCGAAGGCATTACGGACCCTTCCTGGCTGCCGGAAGTTCGCTGTCCAGCTCGTCGCCGCCCCACACGGAGACCTTGTCGGAGAGCTTGTAGCTGCCGCCTTGCGGGAAGCCCTCGCCGCCCAGGCCGCGGTCGCCCGGGTAGATCACGGTCACCAACACCTGCTTGCCGGCGGCCACGATGTCGTTGATGATCTGGCGGGCTGCTTCGCGGCCCGCGGCCGTGCCGGTGACGTAGAAGTTGCCCACCAGGTGGTCTGCCGCCGGCTCGAACGGGACACGTCCGGACAGCAATCGCACGGTTGCACCGGCCGGGAGGGTCGCGCTGAATGGTACGTCGGCATCGAGGATCAAGTCCTCGTCGCTCAGGCGTCCCAGGTAGCGGACGGGACCGACCATGTTGTGGTAGCCGAAGTTGAACACCAGCCACCCCTCCTCATCGGGGAAGTCGAGTGCCGGGTCCAAGCCCGTGAGGTGCACGGACGAGTAGTGGACGCCGCGGTTGAAGGCCGTGTCGGTGGTACCAGCCGTTGCGGTGATCGCGAGCCCGGTCTTGACGTCGTACGAGAACGGGCCCGGAACCGTCGAAGGCGCAGCCTCGGCGCGCATCGGGGTCACGTCAGCGCCCGCGCGGGCCACGGTGTAGGAGTGGCTGTAGTCGTACTCGCGGGTGTGGACGATGACATGGGTACCGTCCGGAACCTCGGCCACCCGGTGCATGCCGTTGATGCCGGCGCCTTCCCACACGCGGTCTTCGCCCGGGACGACGATCTGGTTGGTCTTCTCGGTGGAGATGGCGTGGTCCCAGCCGCCAACCATGGCGAACACGTCGGTGCCCACCAGGCCGCCCGTGGGGTCGAGGTGGGGAGTCTGGATCTGGGCCATGGAGACGTGCCAGCGCATGGTGTCCAAGTCCAGGACCTCGACGTTGAACACGCCGTTCGCGCCGCCGGTCACGTACACGGCGTTCTCCGTCGGGAGGTACGCGATGGCCGGATGCGAGCGCCCGTTGCGCATGGAAGCGATCGTGCTCCACAGTCCCGTTTTCGGGTCGAAGATTTCGCAGGAGCTGAGTGCTCCAGGTGAGTGTGCGCGGCTCGGGTTGTAGCCGTTACCGCCGATGACGAGCACGCGGCCGTCGGGGAGCTTCAGTACTCCAAACTGGGTGCGGGCGTACGTCATGTTGCCCGTCAGCTCCCAGGTGATACTGTTCCAGATCTCGCAACGGTTGATGAGGTTGGTGGCAGCGGAGTTCTTCTGACCTCCGATCGCGAGCACGCGTCCGTCGTCGAGTGCGACCAGCTCGTGGTGCATGCGGGCGACCTTCATGACCGCGTCGTTGGCCCAGCTCTCGGTCGTCACGTCGAAGCGCTCGGACGTGGCGAGCGGGGTGCCGGCGACCGCCCAGCCGCCGGAGGCCAGCGCTCCGCCATCGCTCAGTGCGCACTGTCCGTGCGCGACTCGGCTGTCGAACATCCCCTGTTGCTGTGAGACGGAGTCCGGGGGAATGAAGGTGAGCAGGTCGTAGCCGAGCACCGGGGTGCCAGTGAGATCGTCGCCGATCGCTCCGCCCGTGCAGAGAATACGGCCGTCGGTCAGGAGGGACGCGGCGAAGTTGCGGTACCCGAAGTTCGGGAGGTTGAAGCCGTGTGCTCCGTCCGGGGCGATCTGGGTCCAGAGGTAGTCGACCGCACGTCCGCCGCTGCCAGACACGGTCTCGCCGGTCACTTCCAGCACGGTGAAGTTGTCCTTCGGGGTGAAGGTGAGGCCGTCGGAAGTGGTGGCTCCGCCGATGATGATCAGTCTCCCCTCGGGGTTGCGAATCGCGCGGCTGAACACGCCTTCGTACGTGCCGGCCTGGCTGTTGGTCGAGTGGATCGAGGCCGCGGTGATGCCTGACTGAGTATCGTTCGGGCTCGCAAAGTTGCCGCTCGGGGTTCCGGAGTCGGTGGCCGGCACTTCGCCCGTGGGCAACACGCCGTCGATGAAAATCTGATCTCCGACCGAGAGACCGTGTGACGCGTCGACGTCGACCGTGACGACGCCATCGCCCGTGCGGATCAGCGAGAAGTTCTCGCCCGCGAGCGCAGCGAGGCCCTTCAGGTACGCGGCGAGGCCGGGTCCACGACCGACAACCTCGGTAGTCGCCGGGATGACGATGTCTAGGAATTTCATTGTTCGTTCTCGCAGACGATGACGCGGCGGGGGTTGTCGTAGATGGTGCGGCGCTTCGGGCGGAAGAACATCAAGTCCTGGAAGTTGATCTGTTCGATGCCGAGCATTTCGATGCCGAGAGGGTTCTCGATCTCGAACCACTTTTCCGAGTCCGTGACGAAGACGACCTTGATCGTGAACGTGCCGTTGGTGTTCGTGGGCTGGAACTCGTCTCCGTAGATGTACGCCAAGTCTCCGTCGTGAACCAGGAACATGTCGAAAATATCGCTGCTGACCAAGGTGAAGCGCAAATTCCCCTGGGTGTCCACGGACGGCTCGATGTCCCACGTTGCGATCAGTCGGGTGACGTTCGCCGTCGTGTTGGCGACAGCTCCGAGTGAGTCGACCACGTGGATCGTGTCGCTGACGCCGAAGGCGGAGCCGGCGGTGTACAGGCCCGTGCTGGCATTGATGGACCCACCGGAGTTGTTGACGGAGAGGGACCAGACGAGGCCCATGCCGCTGCCACCCATTGCGGTGAAGGCTTGGGTCCCGTTGAAGTGTACGTTCGGGTTCGCAGGAGCGATGCTGAGCGCGGCGGTGACGGTGACGTTGGTCGTCCCGATGTTGCCGCCCGAGTCGACTGCCCGCACCGTGTCGGTGACGCTGCCCGTGGGACCGGCGGCGTAGGTGCCCGAAATTGGGTTGATGCCGCCACCGCTGTTGTTGACGGAGATCGAGTAGACGTATCCCGTGCCAGTGCCGCCGCTGGCGACGAACGTCTGAGACTCCAGAGGAGCCTTGGTCGGGTTGGACGGGCTGAGGCTGACGCCGGGGACAACGCTGACGACGGTATTGGCGGAGTTGCCGAGTGAGTCGACCAGGTGGACCGTGTCGCTGACGCTGCCGGTAGATCCAGCGGTGTAGAGACCGGTGCTGGCGTTGATCGAGCCGCCAGAGTTGTTGACTGTCAGCGACCAGACGTATCCGGTGCCGCTTCCGCCGCTCGGCGTGAACGATTGCGTATTCAGAGCGATGACGGTCGGAGTGGTCGGCGAGATGCTGACACTCGGCCCGACCGTGATGACCGCGATGTCCTCGTTATTCTGGACGTCGGTAGCGCGAACCTTGTCAGTCACGCTGGGAGTCGAGCCGGCAGTGTACAAACCGGTGGTGCTGTTGATCGTGCCGCCGGAGTTGTTCCAGCCGAAGACGAACTGGAAGGCGGGGCCGCCGGGGTTGACGCCGCCGGTTGCGGTGAACGTGTGGGTCCCGAGCGGCGGCAGCGTGATGGACGAGGGGCTGATTACGATCGCGGCTTTGACGGCGACCGTGGCGTCGGCCGTGTTCGCTCCGCTGTCCGTTACGCGGATCGTGTCGGTGACGTTCGGGGTGCTGCCCGCGACGTACGCCCCGGTGCTGGTATTGAGGGTGCCGCCGCTGTTGTTCGCGACGAAACTGAAGACGTACCCCGAGCCCGTACCGCCTGACGCGGAGAAGGTGAACCCGTGTCCAACCACGCGCGGCGATGATGCCGGCGAGATGGCCAGAGGGGTGGATGCGCCGAATGGACCGTCAAAGCCGAACATGGTGCTTTACGAGATGGCGTACTTGGTTTTGAGGAACTGCTCTACTGCCGCGATCTGGGCGGCGGTGAGGGCGACGTTGAAAACAAGGATCTTCGCGATGTCACCGATGAGGTGAACGCCAGCGACGCCCGGTGATCCGCCCGAGAACCAAACTCCCACGTGGTAGTTGACCGGGCTGGCCGTGGGGAAGCTGGTGTCGGCTACGGTGTTGGTCGCCCAGGTGCCCGAGAGGGTCCAGTTAACCTTGTCGTACAATGCGGTGCCGCGGTAGATGGTGTTGATCGTCCTCGTGTTGTTCCCGAGGCCAAGGCTGGCACTGGGTCCAACCCAACCGTTTTGGAAGGTGTCGGCGCCGTTACCGAGAGCGAGGGCCCAGTCGGCGTGCGTGGGATTGTCGGAGTGGTGAATGACGGTCCCGTAGAGATTGAGCGACCCTCCGGTACGGGCCACGAAGAAAACGGTCACGCCCGTGGAGCCCAGGGCGTAGCTTCCGCTCATGTACGAGGCGGAACCGTCGAAACGAAGGACGCTGTGACCGTTGATGCCGTTGCTGGTCTTCTTCAGGAGCGGCTGGTTAGCTCCAGTGCCCTGGGTGGCGTTGTTTCCGCTGCCCGTGGGCGCAGCATTCGGCCACGTGGCGATCGAGTCGCCATCGTTGCCCGAAACGTTGTCCGCATCCAGGTCAAGGACCAGGTGGTCGAACATGTTCGGCTGGAACCCGTGCGCAAGGCCGGGCATGTTACACCACCGTCAGGTATTCGAATCCGACGAGGACCCAGTCGGTTCCGTTGTAGAAGAACGTCGCGGCCTGCTTCTCGGTCGGGGAAGCGGCGAACGTGAAGAGCGTGCCGCCCGCGCCACCGCCGTTGGCGACGACGAGGGTGAAGGCCGCGGTGTCCTCACGCACGATCCGGACCAGCGTCCCGGTGACGACCGTGGTCGTGCCGAGGGTCTTGGTGCGGCTGACCGTGAGCGCGGCGGTCTGGACGTATTCGCTTACCTTGTCCGTGAAGGGCTGGAGGGTTTGGTCGGCGTTGGTGAGCGCCGTGCCCTGGAGCGGGCGGTACACCTTCGAGAGGTTGCCGACGTCAGCGACCGCGACCGTGGCGACCGAGGAGAGCAAGCCGCTCGTGCCGGCTGCTTTGACGTAGCCGCCCGGGGTGCCGAGGTCTGCGATACTGACAGCGCCGCCCGTTGCGATCTTGAGGCGCAGGGTCCTGGATGCCGTCGTGTAGAAATCGATGTCCTGCGTGCCGAAGGCCGAGAAGAACATGTGGGAGCCGGTGAGCGAGGTGTGCTCGTAGGCGGCTGCGCCAGCGATGAACGGTCCGTTCGTGGTGAAGCCCGTGCTGAGCTGCGAGACATACAGATAGCTCGTGTACGTCGTCGCGCTCTGGGACAGGATCAGGCCGGCCTCGGCAGCGGTGCCGGTGTTCGGATTGCTGATGTTGAGGAAGTTCGCGCTGTTCACGTTGCGGTTGAACTGCGCGATCGAGCCGGGAGGCGACGTCGAGCTGTTGCCCATCGTGAACCACGAAGTGGTGTTCGGCGCGGTCTCGTCGAAGAAGTTGGCCGAGGAGCCGAAGAGGATCCTGCCCTTGGTGCCGTGAGCGGTGGAGACCAGCGTGAGGATCTCGCTGGCCGCGGTACCGCCCGTCGCCGTCTGCCCGCCAGCTCTTCCGGTCAACTGCAAGAAGGCGTCGTTCAGGCGAACCTTGTCCGCGGCCGAGAGCAGGCCTGGGGTCGTCGTGGTCGCCGAGTCGATCACGCTGGCGGCGTAGGTGCTCAACAGCAGGAAGAGGCCGGAGCTGACGAAGAACGAAGCGGTCTGGGGCGGCCCACCACCTCCGAGCGTCGCGAGGGTGGCGCCTGCGGTGTTCTTGACGATGAGGCTGCCGAAGGGGTTGCCGCTCTCCAAGATCACACGGACGACGTACTTGTCACCGAGGCTGGTGCCGTCGAGCGTGACGGTGCGGCTCGTGGACAGAGTCCCGCTCGGGCAGACGTACTCGCTGGCGACGTCGGCGTTCGGATCGACCGTGACGTCGGCATCTGCAAGTGGGGTGGCGGTGACGGGATTGTAGATGGACATCGACTAGAAGATTGTGGCTTAGGGGGTGAAGATGGGGTCCGGGAAGATGAGAACCGTGTTGGCGCGACCGCCGACGATGCGAATGCTTGAAGTCAATCCAAGCGTGCCGGAGTAGATGCGAACCGTGTTGCGGTACTCGATGGCGAACCCGGAGTTGCCGGCATCGCGGCAGGCGCGGGTGATGGCGGCGGCAACCTCTTTGGCTAGAGCTGCGCCGATGCGGGAGAAGTGTGAACGCTCGAAGGTGACGGTGACGGTGTTGCGTTCCTCGAAGAGGATGGCCAGCGTGTCTCCGTCCTGAAGCGTGTAGGGTTCGGACACGCCGGTATCGGAGAAGGCGCGGACGGCGTCACGGCCGTAGAAGATCTCCAACACGTCGAGCAGCGACTTCTGGGTGAGCTTCTCGTTGCGCTCGGTCATGGCGAGGCGGCGGAACAGGTCGTCTGACATGTTCACGCCCCTGGGGCGGTCGATGCCCTCGTCGCTCGCGCGGCGATCGAGGTAGAGACCGGAAGCCGAGGACAAGAACAGCTGGTCGAAGGCCAGACGCGCGTTGTCCGCATTGCGCTGGTCGCCCGCGGCGAGCGCTGCGACCATGGAGTCCCAGCCCTTGCCCTTGAGGGCCGGGTTCAGGAACTTGCGGATGATGTTCTCGTGCTCCTCGTTGACCGCGCCGTGACCGAGCGGGTCGGTCGTCAGCGTGAACGTGACTTGGAACGGAAGGGTGATCGGAGGGACGAGGGATTCCGACGCGTCCTCGACAATGTTCTCGACCGACAAGGTCCACTCGCCGATGTCGAGAGGAGCTGCCAGGTAGAGGTCGATCGACTGGCGGTCACCATCGACAGTCGCGCAGCTGGTGACGTAGTTGGCGTCCGGCCCCGTGAGCGTGTAGTTGCTGGGGTTGAGTGCGTCGTCGGTGTTTCCCGCGTCCAGCGCGCGCGGGTACTGGGTAAACGTCGCCCTCAGCGCGGCGACGGAGATCTGCCGAACCGATTCGAGGGAGAATGTTGCTGCTGGGAACGACATTTACTTGGGGTCCACGTTGGAGACGGTCAGGGTGTAGCTGGTGCCGTCGACCTGACGAGGTTGGTTGGTGAGCCTGTACCAGTAGTCGGTGATCTTGTGGGACCCGGTGACGGTGAGGCCGTTGCTGAGTGTGTAGTTGGTGGGATCTGAGGCGCTGGTCTCGTCGACGGCAATGGCAAAGATTACGTCGATGTGGTGAGCATCGACGGCGCGGATCATCTGGACATTGACCGGCGTGGGCACGCCCAGAAAGTCGAGACTATAGAGACCCGTGAAGATCCCGAACGCGTCGCTCGTGATTCCGAGCGAGGGGAGGTTGAGCGTGTACGCCGCGTCCAGCGTCTGCGCGGTCACGCCGAGGCGAACGGTGTCCGAGCTGACGACCTCGACGCTGCCGACCTGCACCGCGCGGCCAGGACCGGTGACGGAGATGTACCAGTTCGCGGGCACGAGCGCAGGGCCCGAGAGCACGACGTTGGCGTTGAACGTGACTTCCAGGTGGTCCAGGAACGCGGTGACACCGGTCGTGTGGATCGTGGCCGTGCCAGCCTCGCACGTGCAGTAGCTGCGCAGCGATTCGAACCCGCCCGTCGGTGGGAGCTGGATGTCCGCGTCGTACTGGAGGTGGTCCTCTCGAAAGAGGGCTGCACTCGGGGCAACCTTGGAGTTGCCCAGTTGCAGATCTGCATCAAGATCTGCCACGGTTTACCCCAATACGATGGTCGTACCGTCCCAGGGAACGACGACGCCAGTGTGGATGGCGATGAACTGCTTCGAGGCGTCTCCGGGGAATCCGTCTCCGGGGTTCACAGAGTTGACCGTGTACCACCAATCCTTCAAATACCCCATGCGCCCACGGAAGCCCACGACGTCGGGCGAGTACAGTCCTACGGTGAAGAGCGGAACGTCACCGCTGATTTCGTTCGGAACGAAGAACACCTCGTTGATAAGCGACTCGTTCACCTCGTCACGGAGGACGTTGATGGGGCCGAAGTTGCCGGCCGGAGTCTTGCCGCGGAAAGCGACCTGGATGGTGTTGAAGACCCACGGTGGAATGAGCGGGTTCAGGTCGCCGTTGGGTCCGCGCGCGTAGAACCTGGGATCGGTCCAGAGCGAGCCCGGCGAGCCGGCCGTCTCGGTACAGATGAAGCCCGCGGGGACATTCTGCGTGGAGAAGAACATGCGCGTGTGCTGGCCGTCGCTGGAGTGCAGGATGTTGCACGTGACCACGCCTCCGGTCGGGAGGGTGGAGAAGTTGATGAGGTTCTGGTTGGTGTGCCCGTCTTCGTCGGTCGCGGTCGGAATCGTGGTGGTCGTGCCGCCCGTGAAGAGCCCGCCGAGGGACCACTTCACGTGGACGTTGGCTCCGAACGAGCCGCCGTTGTCGCAGTACATGAGCATCTGGCCGTGACCCCAGCCTGCTGGAGCTTGCATGACGATCCAGGTCGCGCCCGTAGTGCCCGTGAAGGTGATGACGCTTCCGCTCGTCCAGCGGTCGACGCCGTCCATGGCCGCGGTGCTGCCGTCGTTTGATCCGGCGCAGGTCCACGGCTGGAGACCGAAGGCCTTGAGCGCGTTCTTGGTCTGGTAGATGAGGTCAGCGAGGTCGCCGTGCGCCGTGCCCGTCGAGCCGGCAACGACGTGGGCGTACTGCCAAGTCTTTTCGGGGGTCGGAAGAGTTCCCATTAGCCCATCTCCACGTTTCCGCCGTCCCACGGGAACACAGAGTTCCCGAAGACGACCCAGGACTTCGACCCGTCGCCGGGGAAGCTGTTGCCCTGGAGGACACTCAGTGCAGTGAAGTACCAGTCCGCGAGGTAGCCGTGGCGCCCGCGCTGGCCGACCGTGGTGGTGTGGGCGATCCCGACGCCGCCGAGCGGAAACTCGCCCGACAGCTCGTCAGCGTTCGGCCACGGAGAGTAGCCGAGGAGGGTTCCGTTGGCCGTGCCGTTTGTCGCATAGCCCTGGAGGACCATGTACAACGGCATCGTGGTGATCGGGCCTTGCGACTTGAAGGTGAACGTACCCTGCTTCCAGAAGACGAAGCCGAGGGCGTCAGCCGGAGGAGCGTTTTCGCTCCAGGTCGCCGCCGCGATCACGGGATTGGTCCAGCCTGCCGGAGGATCGATGGGCACGTCCACGCAGATGAACCCACGGGCGACGTTGCCGCCGCAGGTGACGATGCGCGTGCTGTGTCCGTCGGTCGACATCATGACGTGAGCGCGCATGCTCAAGCCCTGGCCGAACGACGTGAACAGGCTGATGGGCTGGAACGGGGCCTGGACGACCAGCTCGTCGACGGCCGTGGGGCGGTTGGAAGTGTCTCCGCCCGTGAAGCCCGCGCTCGGCGAGAAGTAGACGTTGACCTGGTGGACGTCGGTGTTGAAGTCGAAGCAGAGCTGCGTGTGCGTGTCGATGGCGCTCTGCTCCAGGACCATCCAAGCGTGCGCGCCGCCCGAGTGGACGACGTCGGTGTGGACCGCGAGGCGATCCACGGCATCCATGCCGGCCGTCAGGGAGTCTGACGAGCCGGCGCAGGTCCACGCGCTCAGTGGGAACGCCTTGAGAGCGTTCTTGATGACGATGAACAGCGTATCGAAATCGGCCTTGTCGGTCCCGTTGAACCCGGGGTTCAGGTTCGTGGCGTGCTGCCAGGTCTTCAATTTGGTGGGAAGCGCCATCTCCCCTCTAAGATTGGGGCTTTAGGTGCCCAGGAAGCTGACCTGGACGTCCTGGGTCAGATCGAGGACGAACGGCTTCTCGTACGGCTGGATCTTGATCTGGTCGTGCTCGACCGAGAACAGCGGCGACACGATGGCAACCGAGACCACGCCCACGACCTCCCGGGCGGCATCGATGATGTCGCTGAAGGCGATGGACTTGCCGATGGTGGTCTGGTTGACGACCGTGGCGACTGCCGAGCGGACGCGGTTGGCGATGTCCTGGGTGTTGAGGCCCGTCTTCACACGGACCGACAGACCCACCTGGATACGCTTCACGAGCGGACCCTGGATGTTGATCTGCGAGTCGGCTGCGGCCACGCCCGGGTAGGTCACCGGGTTGCCTGGGTCGCCGTACACCACCTTGTTGGCCTCGCGGAGCAGGCCCACGTCGTAGCGGTAGCCGTCCGAGCCCGCGGAGAAGTCCTGCGGGAAGTCGAGCTTGTCGAGCACCGTGATGACCGAGCCAGCCGACTCCGAGATCGAAGACGAGTCGATGCCAATGTCCCAGCGGATGTTGACGAAGTTTCCGTCGTCCTGGTTGAGGGAGATGCCGTCCGCACGCATGACAAACACGCCCGGGATACCTTCGCGAAGGTAGATGATTCCCGCGGAAGTGAGGGCTGCCGAAGCGCCTTGCGGAGCCGGGGTGCGCGAGGAGACGTCGACGGTGACGGTGGCGCTGTCGTTGAACACGTTTCCGTCGCCAGCCACGTCTTCTCCCACCGCCTTCACGGTCCAGACGCCCATGTTGTTCACGCCCCAGGTGGGGTCGAGCACGGCAAGCTGGTCTCCCGGCATGACGGAGTCGGGGATGAAGACGGTGATCAAGCACTCCGAGATTTCCTCGACGCAGATCGGGTTCTCGATGTAGATCGTGCCCGAGGTTCCGCCGACGCCCGCCGTGGAGCGGAGGATGCGGAAGATGCCCTGGTTCGCGGCCTGGACCTGGCCGATGGTCGGTGAGGTCGCCGGAGAGACGCGCAACCAGGACCCGTGGGGAATGGATCCGAAGAAAGGGGCATCCGTCGAGCCGGTGTCGGAGATCGCCACGAATCGACCCTGGCGCTCGAACTGGACACGGAGCTGGCTGGGACCAGCATTCTGGGTGTAGATCGGGGAAGCGAAGGTCATCAAGCCCGCGGAGTCCCAGGAGTTGAGAACGAGACCCGGAGCGATGATGGTCGGCTTCGGGAGCTGGTTCTCGTTCTGGATGCGGAACCACATGCCGCTCGTGAAGCCGTCAGCGTCGAGCAGTGCAACGGTCGAGACAGCCGACGAGCCACCCGTCAAAACAGGCGAGCCCACGATCGGAGCGGTGACGCTGTTCGCGAGCCCGCCCTGAACCTTGACGCCGCCATCCGAGCCTGCGGTCAGGGTCGAGAGCTGGACGTGGTGTCCCGCGCCGGCAGCTTCGATATCAGCCACGGTCCACAGACCCGTCACCGTCGGCGTGTTCAGCCAGTCCACGATGTTCTTGGTCGTGATGGGTACGATGCGGACTTCTTCGTTCTCCCAGTCGGAGTTGGTGGCCAACGCTCCCGTGATGGGGGCCTTGAACTCCAGAGTGTAGTCGTCCGAGATGAGTAGCGGCAGCGTGGTGGTCTTGACCCAGTTCACGCCGTCGTGCAGGACGTACCAGAACTCGGATGCGTCCAGCTCGTCGCAGGTGTTCTGGGAGATGTTGTTAAGGCCCGTGCCCGTCTCCTTCGCCGAGATCGGATTGGTCGAGCCGCTCGCGTCGCGCAGAGCCTGGATGGCGGTGGCGATGGCGCCGGCCGTCTGCGGGCTGTTCGCGAAGACCTGGAGGTAGGCGGTGCTGACGATGGGGACCCACGTGAGCGTGGTGGCCACGAACTGGCTGGCGCCGTCGATTTGATCGCCTGAAAGGACGTAGATGTGGTGACCGCCCGCGGGAACCGAGCTGACCTGGAACGTGGCGTTCCCGTAGGAGACGAGATTCGTCGGGTCGTTGAGGCGGTAGAAGTCCAGCGCGACCGTGCCCGAGCCCGTGAACGAGGACTCGCCCTGGCCGTCGAACGAAACCGTGCCGATGTTGGCGGTGGCGCCGATGTCACCCGCGGACTCGGAGTAGTCGAAGGTGGTCGCGGTGACGCCCGAGATCGACTTCAGACCCGACGAGAAGTTCACGTCGGTCGACTGCACCCAGACGCGGTCGTTGATGGCGAAGCCGTGGTCGGTGATGCCGGCCGGCAGAGTCACGGTCGCGGTGACGACGCTCGTGGTACGCGACGCCGACGAGATGGCGAGGTTCAGCACCTCGACGAACGTAGCGGTGCCGCCAGCCGTGATCGCGGTGATACCTTGTCCGACACGGGTCGTGTTGTGGATCGTGGGGGTGCGGGGTGCTCCGGACTTCAGCTTGATCGTGACGTTGGTCAGATTGCCGTCGTCCATGAAGGTGGCGACCTTCAGATTGGTGCTGGGGGCGTCGGGATTGCCGAAGCGCAGACGCACGCCGTCGCCATCGGGGCCGAGGCGGAAGTAGCGGAAGACCATGCGGCGAGCGGCGTCGGCCGGGAAGGCCACCGCGCGCGACGCCATGTAGACGGCCATGTCGTTGAAGTCGTAGTCGAGACCGAAAGTGGCGGCCAGGCTTGCACCAGCGTCGTCGCCGTCACGGAAGTCGTTCGACGAACCGTACGTAGATCCGACGGTCTGGAGCGTGCGCCACAGATTGATCGGGTAGCGCTTGTCGTTGTCGTTGTCGACGAGAACGTCCAGGTTTCCGTTCGGGCTGATTGCGAACGGAGCCGCAGCGACAACGCGGTCCCACGGTCCCCAGACCTGGGGCGGAGCATCGCGGGTTTCGAGGGTGGAGACGAGGTTTCCGTCGACCACGCGAGTCTTCAGGCGGGTGGCGAACTTGAAGTTGCTGTTGGCGCGCAGGTTCGTGAAGGGAACACCGAGGCTGAACGGGCTGCCGCCGTCGGTGCCGCGGGCCAGGTTCTTGAGGCCGACGATGGCGTAGTCGTGTCCGATGACGGTGCTGGTGACGACCGGCTTGGCGTGCGGCACCCCCGCCTCTTGACTGACCACGCGCACGTCCTCGAAGGACGGGGTGCCGAGGTCGCTGTTGGCGCTCATCACCGCTCCGAGGTGCGGGACCAGGTTCTCGGTGGCCGGCGCCGGGTCGAGCAGGATCGCTTCGGCGGTCACGTCGCGGGTGACCATGGCGATGTCGCCCGTATCGTCGAAGGTGTTGGTGTTGACGCGGAGCTTGGTGGTTTTGTAGACGGACGCCGTTGCGCCGACCAGGTCGGCATTGAACGCGTCTGCGAGCGAGTTGGCGGTGTAGCTGCCACCGCTCGGGATCAGGGTGTCCTGCACGAATGCGTCCGAGCGAACGAAGGCGATGCCGGCGTCGCCCAGGAGCAGGTTGGTGGTCGCGGCCGGTTCGGGAGCGTTCCAGGTGTTGCCGGGCTCGTCGTAGACGTTCAGCACCGACGAGGCCTGGTAGCCGAACGATCCGCCCAGGACGAAGGAGCCGCCGATGCTGGCGACCTGGTTCTTGACGGTCGTGCCGTCGCCTGAGAGAAGCTCGACGTACTCGCTGTCCCAGCGCGGGTTGTTCTGATCGATGCACGACGGCGGGATCGGCGTGTGCAGCTCGGTGAACGTGGTGCCGTCGTAGGTGAACGCGGCGTACTCCGGAGGGTTGTCGCTGGTATAGGCGTTGAGGCCGACGACGTGGCCGTTCTTGAGCTTGATGAGAGGCTTGTGCTCGAAGTTGACGAACATCGTGCTCCCGCCGCCCCAGGTGCCGCCAGCGATGTCGTACAGCTCCCAGCTGTCTGCGCCGATGCCGCCCAGCTTGCCGCCGGCTGCAATCACCTTCGTCGGGGTCACCTCGACGTCGGACATGCCGAAGCACGAACGGGGGACGCTCATGCTGCCCGTTGCAACGGTAGTGTCGGGACCCGGCGTGAAGCGTTCGGCGTCCACGAGGTCGACTCCGCCGGCATCGTAGCCGCCCGCGATCAGCACCGTGTCGTCCGGCAGCTTCACTGCGCAGTGGTGCGAACGGGCTTTCACCATCGTACCCTCGACGGTGATGGTGTCGCCCGAGGGGTCGTAGACTTGGAACTTGTCGTTCGCCGCGCCGCCGTTGTCGCCGCCCGCGATCAAAATACGACCGTCGGTGAGCAGCGTGGCCGTGTGGTTCTTGCGCTGGGTCGTGGTGGACACGGCCGAGGTCGTCCAGGTGTCGGCGACGGGGTCGTACGTCTCGATAGATCCCGTGTGGACGCCGAACCCGTTCACGCCGCCGACCACGACCACCTTGCCGTTTGCCAACACTGTCGCCGTGTGGAAGGCGCGCGAGGTGTTCATCGGCGCGGCGGGGGTGGTGATCTTGGTGTTGGGGTCGTACAGCTCGGCGGTTCCGATGACGCCGTCAGGGACGTCGGTCAAAGCGATGGTGCTGCGCGGCTTGATGGCGCCACCGCAAGTGAAGATCTGGCCGATGGCGGTTCCGATGCCCGGGATGCGGACCGAGCGGTGGCCGTAGCGCGAGGTGAGCGAGGTGTGGCGTTCGATCGTGACCGTGGTCGAGTTCGCGTCGGCCACACGGTGCACGCCGCGGAGGGTGGTGGGAACGGAGCTGTCCCAGAGGATCATCCAGTCCTGGGGCTGGACGTTCGCGAACACGGCCGAGCCGGCGGTGATGGTCACCAAATTCCCGAAGTCCTCGGTCTTTGCGACCGCGATGTCCAGGCTGGTGGTGGGGGTCACTCCGTGCTCGATGATGTTGGCGGTCCCATCGACCAGCCACCAGAGGTGGGCGTCGCTGGCAAGGGAGACCGTCGTCATGTCCTCGGACTCGACGAAAGCGCGGGTCGCGAACGAGCCGGCAGTGAGACGGTCACCCGCCTCCAAGATCTGGCTGAGAACGATCTGGGCCTCGTTGCGGTCGAGGACGTAGTCACGGCGAGCGCCCAGGGCGACACCACTCTCGAAGAAGTGCGCCGCCACCAGGGAACCACCCGAGATCTCCACCGCAGCCCGTGACACGGGGCCGGCGTTGGAGGTGAGCACGAGCTTGCCCGCGTCCACCGTTGCGGTGAGACCCGGGATCTTGGCATTAACCACCGCAGCCCAGGCCGCGGGTGAGTTCCGGCCAAGAGTTGCGTAGCCGGTGTTGGCATCGATGAAATCTTGGTCCTCGAACGTGTACGTGATCGAGGGCGTGCTGTCGACAGCGACGGTGAGGGTCTGCGGTCCCGAGACGGTGTTCCACGTTGCGAACGGCTGGCTGCGGAGCACAGCGATGACGCCGTCCTTCACGAGCAGGCGGTCGTTCTTGTAGAGGCGCATCGTGTAGTTCACGCCGGCTGGGAACGCGAGGCCGGCGTTGGCGTTGGTCCCACCCTGGTTCTCGATGATCTCGACATCCTCGTTGGTGTCCGCGTTCGCGAACACAACGACCTTGGATCCTTGTTCTGCGGTGCGAGCGACGAAGGCGATGTCCGGGTTCGAGTTGATCGACGCCACGACCTCGAACGCGCTGGCGTTGGAGATCGAGTGGAAGTCGTCCGCGTTGAACGAGTGCGTGTAGGTCGTGCCACCGACCTTGACCGAGAGCTGGTCGGTCGAGCGGAGCACGAACGGGGCGACGTTGGTGGTGATGGCGAACGCACGAGCGATCGGGCGCTGGGTGGTCTCGAAGTGGGTCTCGCCGCCCGTGGCGTCATCGATCAGACTCTCGACGGCGACAGCGGAAGTGCGCTCCTCGTAGCCGGTGCCATCGTCGATGTAGAGCGTGGCCGGGAAGCCGAAGCGCTTCACGAGGCTGGCGGAGTTGATGCGCTTGTTCTCGTCGAAGGCGGTGATGCCGGTGACCGCGGTCGTGATCGCAAGCGCCGTGCCGAGCTGGCGGCTCGCGCGCACGTTGCGGATGCGCTCGCGGTAGTCGTCGTCCGACTCCGTCTCACGCCCGTTGGTGAACGGACGCGTGTTGGACACCTTCGCGCCGTTGAAGGGCGCGGTCGAGAACTCGCTGATGGCGCCCGCGATGACGTTTCCGATCAATCCCCCGAGCTGGGCCACGACCTGGATGTTCGAGACCTCAGTCTCACCGTCGGGCAGGGTCACCGAGTACAGCGTGCGGAAGTCGATGGCGCTCGCCACGCTCGCCTGCGGCGTGCGCACGACCGTGTTGGGGCCGATGGTGCGGTTGTCGCCCTGGGCGAGGATGACCGTCTCGGTCGTGTTGTGGAACCTCGTCGTCGCAGTGGCGAGTGTGATCTCCCAGTGGTTTCCGGCGTTGACGATAGCCGTGTAGCGGATGGGGCCTTCGTAGTTGTTCGTGCCGCGGCCGATGTAGATCTTGGTGGTCGGGCCAGGCGCCGGGAAGGAGCTGGCGTCGACGACGTTGATGGGGGTCACGACGCCCGTGCCCACGATCGGAGCCGGCGCGCCCTGGAACAGCCTCGTCGCCTTCTTGGTGAAGCTCGTGTCCGAGAGGGTCACGACGCCCGCGGACGGCGTGATCTCCAGCTTGGGGATGCCTTCGGCGCGGCCGATGCGCGAGAGCGCGAGGCCGGTGGCGTTGTCGAGGTCCGCGCTCGTCAGCAGGTTGAAGATGTCCTGCGCGTTCCGCATGTCGCTCTGGGCGGCGGCTTCGAGCAAGGACACGATCGGACCACCGACACGCAGCGACCGGATGCCCTGCTTCGACAGGAAGGCATCGAACATATCGCCGAGGGTCTGCGGGTACGAGCGCGGAGTGGGCGTGTCAGCCATGGTCCCCCAGAAGATTGTGGTCGTAAGTGCTTGTTACGGCGCGACTTGCGCTGAAATCGGGATGATCTGGCTGACGCCGGCCACCTCGACAGCGATGTTCAGCGCGGCGAGCGGACCGGTGACGTCGATGTGCGCGGCTTTGATGTCCGTGAACGTCGGGTCGCCAGCGAACATGCCCTCGACCGCGCGCACGATCTGCGCCGCGTTCAAGTCCGCGAGACTCATGCCAACCTCGATGGGGAGGCCGTAGTCCGGATGGCGGCTGAGCGTGCCTTGGACGGTCGACATCGCGAGGCGGACCTTCTGGATGATGTTGGTCAACCCCACCGACCAGCGGCTGTCGCCGTCGGGGGTGATGACGAGGTCGTTGGCGGGGGTCAGGAGCAGATCGACGCCGCCGACAGCGATGAAGCTGTCGTGCTCATCGACGCCCGGGATGCTCTTGGTGGTGAAGTCTCGGTCCTTCGGTGCCAAGTCGGACGGGATGTAGATGACCTGCTGGCTGTTGACGGTGTTCGGGAGGAAGGCCTCCAGCTTCGCGTGCGCCAGGGTGATGAACTGGTCCATGTTCGCCTCGCCATCCACGGTGACGAGGACCTGGTTGAGCGCCAGGATGTCGATCTTGGTGATGGTGCGGGGAGTGCGAACCGTGGTGTCAGAGCTGATGAACACTGGCTGTCCGACGAAGAGGTGGTCGGCGCTCGACACGAACAGCGTGTTGTTCGCGCCGTTGACGAGCAGCGTGAGCTGGAAGCCCACCTCGTCGACGTACGGAGTCTGGAGGCCGTTGAGCGACGCGATTTCGATCCAGCGGTCAGGATCTTTGAGGTACTGGAACGCGAGCTGCTCCAGCGATCCGCCGTACGGGAACGGCACCGCGAACTTCGAGCGCGGCTGGGTGAAGGCGATGCCCGAGCGGGTGGCAAGACCAGCCACCGCTGCGATGGAGGTGAGCTTCGCGTCGTCGGTGTTCGCGACCGCGAAACGACGCATCTCCAATGCCAGCTGGTTCAGGTAGAAGAGCGTGTTGAAATCGTCGTCCGTGGGGTTGTCGATGATCGTGGACGTCGGGGCCTGGAGGCCGTAGATGGCGTTGTACGTCGGGTGGCCGGCGCCGATGGCGGCAGCGTACGCGTCTGCCGACGACTGGATCCCGTTCGCCATATTCTGGTAGTCGAGGCGGGTGAGGTTGTGCACGCGGCGACGCTCGGCCGCGATGGCGTTCTGCATCGACGGCGAGAGCTTCAAATCACCGACGGGGACGTTGGAGAAGTAGTCGTAGTTGTCGCTGGGCTTGTCGAACGCGGAGTTGGCCGGGTGCGAGTCGACGAGAGCCTGTGAGATCGTACTGACGTCCGTGTTGTCGGCCTTCTCGGTGCCGAGGGACTTGATGGCGTCGTGGATGGCCTGGGCGTTGGCGGAGACGTGGCGGCCCACGCGCTTCACGTTCTGCAACCAGTCGTCCTTGTCCTTGCGGACCGATACGATCTGAAGGACCGCGGTCTTCGTGTTCTGCGCGATGGAGTCGGAGAGGTCGGAGACAGACAGCGGCAGCGACAGCGTGTCCTTGCAAAGTAGAGTGAGCTGGCGGATCGGCTCGAAGATGGTTCGATCCACGTCGCCACCGACGGCCATCAGTGTCTTCTTCGCGCCTTGGAGCACCAGACGCGCAGCCGTGAGGGTGTTGAGCGTCTTCGACAATGCCCCGGGGCTGACGTCGATGGGGCGGTACGGCTTCACCTTGTCGGCGAGGCCGCGGTCGAGCTTCACGCGCTTGTACGCCTTGAAGGTGAGGTTGTAGTGGTACTCCAGAGGCGAGCCGGAGTTTTTGTCGACGACGAATTGCATCGGCGAGACGAGGTACACGGCCTCGTCCTTCCACGTCGCGAGCGCGAGGCGGGTGTTGCGCTTCTCCTTGTTCTTCTTCATCTCGACGTACGACTCGAAGAAGAGCTGGAGCAAGCGGAACTGGTACCAGCCCGTCAGCGCCCCGGAGCCCTCGGTCGTGCCGTTGAAATCACTTTGCGGGACCGTGTTGTCGGTGAACTTCGGGTTGACGATGCTCTTGGCGGCCGTGGCGGTAGCGCGAGCTGCCGTGACGGTGCCGGCGAACACGGCGTCGCGCCACTGGAAGGCCTGCGGCTGGATGGCCTGCCCGCGGCCGGCGAACACACCCGTGGTGCCGGTCATCGTGATCATGCGTGTCGGCGCGCCGTTGTGCTCTTCGATGTGGCCGCCGAGCGTCACCGAGTTGTTGATGGCGAACGGCATCGAGATCTGAAACGACTCCGGAGGCATCGGCAGCGTGTACTGGAACGCCGACTGGCCGCCCATCGTGAGGCCCGGCTGGGGGCGCGTGTAGCGGCCGTCACCGGTCTGCTCGACGATGATCAGCTGGTACGGGAAGAGCTGATTCCAGTTCCCGCCCGTGACGGCCTCGTTGCGGAACCAGGTCTTGTCGGTGGTCTGCGCGGGCGCAGGTTTGTTGGCGAGGGCCCAGTCCCCCGCGGAGAGCGCGGATGAGAGGACCCCTGGCTCGAACGGCATGCTTCAAAGATTGCCGCCAGATACACGAAAGCCCCGCGACCCTTTTGGGGTGCGAGGCTCGGTGTAAGCTAAGGGAGGAGGTCTTAGCTCAGGAGCTGGACGAGGATGTGCGTCACGGCCGACAGGTCCGTGGTGGTCTGGACGATCTTGCCGGTGACCGAGATGGTGGCCTCGAAGTCGGCGGAGACGTCGGCGTCGTTGTTCAGGTCGATGACCGACACGACCTTGTTGCCGATGACAGCGCCGGCAAACGTGGTCTGGACCGGGGTGACCGAGGCGTCTGCGCCCGCGACGATCTTGGTCTTGATCGTGGCTGCGGGGAGGTGGGTCACGCCCGCGAAGGTCGCGACGCCAGTGACACCGAGGGTGCCACCGACAGTCTCGTTGCCGTCGAGGACGAGGTTGCCGTCGACGCCGAGGTTGCCGCCGAAGTCCGCGTTGCCCGTGGTCGACAGGTCGCCCACGATGTTCTGCGTGCCGACCAGTTCCTTGCCGTTGACGGTCAGGAGGCCGGTCGTGTCGTCGATCTTGAAGACGACGCGCGAGCGACCGCGAAACTTGCGGTCCAAGTACTCGATCTGGAAGGGCTCACCCTTCGAGACGATCCACTGCTTCCAGTTCTTTGAAAATGCCATGTGTGAGGTTCCTTCCGTATACTAGGGCGCGGTCCCAGAAAACCCGGGTTGCTACCGGGAAGATTCGGGGCCGGACGAAACAAAAGGCTGGACATCTGCGGGTTCGGGTGGTAGGCTGGTCTGAAATGGGCCGCCGAGTTGACCTCCTTCGGATCTTGAGCACCCCCGCGCTGCGGCGGGAGCTGTTCGTCGACGTCATCATCGCCACCCAGGCGCGCGAGAACATCGTCACCACCCGCGCCCAGGCCGAGGCGGCCTACGACGCCGTCCAGGAGGAGCTTCGTGGCCAGGAAAAAGCGTAAGCGGCCACACGGAACTGGATCGGTCCGTCTCCGGGCCGGCCGCGCCCAGGTCCAGTGGACCAACCCGAACGGCACCCGCGGCACCAAGACCGTCGACTTGGCGGAGGTCCAAGCCTTCCTCGCGCGCGCCAACGCCGGCTTGGAGGTACCCCAAGAAAAGAAGGCCTCGAACTCGCTCGGGGAGCTGGCCCAGACCTGGCTCGACTCCCGGGCCGGGATGGCCTCCAACTACGACGAGCGCAACCGGTGGAAGAACCACCTGGCGCCCGCGGTCGCCCACCTGACCCCCGACGAGGTGACCGTCCCCGTGCTCAAGCGCCTCATCCAGGACCTGCGCACCAAGGGTCTGGCCCCTGGTACCGTCGGGCTCCAGATCGCCTTGCTGTCGTCGTTCTACGGCGACCTGGTGGAGGATGGCGTGGCAGTCGTCAACCCGGTCAAGATGCTGTCGCGGAAGACCCGACGGAACGAGCTGACGCCGAACACGGACTGGAAGAAGACTCCGTTCCTGCGGGACCCGCGGGACATCGTCCGCATCCACGACAAGCTCGCCACCTACGACGGCTGGGTTGCTCTTGCCTACATTGTAGGTGCGCTGGCCGGGCTCCGCACGGGCGAGGTCCGCGCGCTGCGCTGGGCGGACGTCGATCTGGAAGGCCGGCTCATCCACGTGCGCCAGCAGACCGCGCGCCACGGCACCGGCTTCCGGAAGCTGAAGGACGGCGAGTCCCGGCTGGTCCCGATCTCGGACTCGCTCTACTGGTTCCTGCGCGGCAAGATGCCGGTCTTCTACCCGGACGTGCGCGACGGTCTGGTTTGCTCGTTCGACGGCAAGACCGTGCTCAGCGACCACCGCATGGGCGAGCTGTACGCGCAGGCGCTGACGGAACTGGAGCTGCCCTCGATGCGCTGGTACGAGGCGACCCGCCACACCTTCGCCTCGCAGTGGGTGCTCAACGGAGGCACCCTGGAGACCCTGCGCGAAATGATGGGTCACTCCTCGGTCACGGTGACCGAGCGGTACGCCCACTTGATCCCCGGCAACTACTCGGACGCCGACCGCGCCCGCGTCCAGATTGAGCTGGTGCCGGACGTCCACATCGCGGACTACGTGAACTGATGACCGCAGAATGCACGAATCTCGACCACAGCGACTACAAGGTCGCCTGCAACCACTGGGGCCTGGAGCGCATCGAGCGCAGGTACGACTGCAAGGTGTGCGGCCGGCCCGAGTTCGGCGAGTGGTTCCGCAACCTGTACTGGCACCAGACCAACGCGCAGTACTGGAAGGGGATCTTCAAAGACGCGGAGGAGCAGCGGGTGTTCTACTTCAAGGCGGAGCCCCGCGGCCAGCGGTCCCAGCACTTCGTGTTCGTGGACCCGGACGTCAACGACCCGACTTCGATCCTCATCCCCACGCGTCCGGACTGGGCCCAGGGCGACCTCACGGTGGTCATCAAGCAGGAGCGCTACCGGCGCCGGATGAAGCCTCCGCAGGCGAACGACTACGGTGAGCTTCAGCTCTATTTGACCCGCGAGCTGGAGCAGATCATCAAGACGAACGACCTGGACTACGTCGACAATTTCCGCTTCGCCGACGTCAAGATCCGCAAGGACGTCCGCAGGTTCCGCAAGCAGGCCGAGACGGGGTGCTGCGGCTCGTTCGAGACCGAGGTGACGGTCGGTGGCCGGCGATTCCTGGTCGGCTGCAACTACGGGCACTGATTCAGTAGAAATAGGGCGATGAAGAAGCGCCTCATCACCTGGGCACTGGGAATCGTCCTGGGGCTGGTAATCTACTTCTTGATAGGATGACCTGCCCTCCGAACCTGACGATCTGGTCCATCTACCTGCTCTGGGGATTCAACATCTTCCAGGCGGTCGTCATCGTTTTGCTGTGGGAGCTGGTCAAGTGGCTCTGGCGGAAAATGGGTGCTTGACAATGAAACGCATTTGGGGTACCTTCAAAGCATGCCCACACTTCAGCCCACCAAAGAGCAGTTCGACGCCTACCAGTCCTCGTTCAGGTACTTCAACGAGAAGCTGTTCGGGAGCCGTCTTCCCGAGATCATCCTGAACTTCAGCCGGCGCGCGAAGGCCTACGGGTTCTTCGCCCCCGAGCGCTGGAAGACTCAGGGCGACAGCCCGGTCGTCACGCACGAGATCAGCCTCAACCCCATGATGATGGAGCGCGACGCCAAGGAGCTGTACAGCACCTTGGTCCACGAGATGTGCCATCTCGACCATCACGAGAACGGCGAGCACCTCTCCAAGAAGGGCTACCACAACAAGGAGTGGGGCGGGCTCATGAAGGCCGTGGGCCTCTACCCCAGCTCGACCGGCGAGAAGGGCGGGCCCGAGACTGGGTTCCGCATGACCCACTACATCGTGGAGGACGGTGCGTTCGATCGCTCGTTCAAGGACATGCCGCAGGAGTTCCTTCTGCCCTGGAAGGGCAGCCTCGAAGGGGCGACGCCCGTCACCATCGCCAAAAAGCGCAGCAAGTACCACTGCGCGGCCTGTGATTTCAACGTCTTCAGCTCGAAGGACGGCCTCGCCATCAACTGCGGGACGTGCAACAACGCGCTCCTGGAGGACGAGAAGTGAACGCACAAATTCACGGTGCCCGCGCGCGGCTGCTCGAAAACCAGCTCGCGGGCAAGGTCGGGGTCTGGAAGATCTTGGGCGAGGACCCCAACTGCGACCTCGGTGGCTCTCACCACCAGCCGACCCTGGCCACGGTCCAGGGCACCTACGGTGACGCCGTGGAGTACGCACTGGAGCTGTCGGGATTCTTCAGCTGGGGCGGCGGCGGGGACATCGTGGAGGTCAACATCCTCAAGGTCGACCGCGCGGCGCTCCAGCAGCGCGCGATCTTGAGCAGCCGCCGCACGACGCTCAAGGCCGAGCTGGCCGAGGTCGAGTCCGAACTCAAGGCTCTCGGGGGCAAGTAGTATGGCCGCCATTCGTGAGGGGCTGTCGTACGACGACGTGCTTCTCGAACCGGTGTACAACTCCACCGTCAACAGCCGCGAGGAGGACGTCGATCTGCGCGTTGGATTCGACGACCGCGTGTTCGAGCACCCGCTCATCCCGGCCAACATGGAGGACGTCGCCGGCCTCCAGCTGCTCAAGGCTCAGGTCGTGTCGGGTGGGCTCGCGCTCATCCACCGCTTCCAGACCGTCGAAGAGCAGATCGCTCAGTTCACGGCGCTCGGCGAGGATCCCCTGGTCGGCGCTTCGATCGGTGTCAAGAACGAGGTCGAGCGCGCCAAGAAGCTGGTCGACGCGGGTGTCAGTGTCATCTGCGTGGACATCGCCCACGGCGACTCGCTTCTCGCTCAGCGCATGGTCGAGTACCTCAAGGGGACCGCGCTGCGCATCCCGGGACTCACCATCATCGCCGGCAACGTGGCGACCGCGGGCGGGGCCAAGCGGCTGTGGCAGGCCGGGGCGGACATCGTCAAGGTAGGGATCGGACCGGGCAGCCTCTGCACGACCCGCATCGAGACCGGCTGCGGCGTGCCTCAGCTCACGGCACTGATGGACGTCGCCGAGTTGCGGGAGGGGTTCTTCCCCGGCAACGGAATCATCGCTGACGGCGGCATCAAGAACGGCGGGGACTGCGTCAAGGCGCTGTGCTTCGCGGACATGGTCATGGTCGGCAACCTCTTCGCGGGCTGCGATGAAGCGGCGGGCTTCGCGGGCGGCGGGTACCGGATCTATCGGGGCTCGTCCACCCACAAGACCAGCCACGTCGAGGGGGTGCGAGCCCGAGTGCCCAAGGCCGGGCCGTACGCCAAGGTCCTCAACCGCCTGCTGGAGGGAATCCGCTCGGGCTGCTCGTACCAGAACGCCACGAACCTCTGGAAGCTCCGGGAGGACCCGCAGCTGATCCGCATCACCTCCGCGGGACTCCGCGAATCCTACCCCCACGATGTCGAGATTGTATCGGAGGCGGACTGATGCGCTGGTTCCCGATGGCGATCTGCATCCTCATGCTCTGCGCGTCAGGCGAGGCCTTCTACCGCCGCGACTGGCGGTTCGGGATGTTCTGGCTGCTGGACGCGGCGATCACGGGGTGGTCGTCGTACATGCTGCGACCATGAAGCTCCAGAAAGAGCCCTACGACTGCGGGGTCTACTCGATCCTGAACGCGGCGCGGGCGCTTGGGCTCTCGATCCCGGTCGCGCGCATCCGCAAACACGCCGACACGGACGAGTCGGGGACCAACGAGCACGGCATCATGAATGCCTTGGAGAAGCTCGGGTTCGACTACGAGGAGTTCAAGTACGGCAAGGAAGCGGCCTTCGAGAAGCTCTTCGCTGGCGACCCGGTCATCCTGAACGTCGAGGACGGGCGGCACTGGGTGACGTTGATCGGGACCATGGGGAAGCGCGTGGTCATCTTCGACTCATGGATGGCGAAGTGGAACGCCCAGGAGAACGGTGTCTCAGTGATGTCCAAGCACCAGCTGATGCACTGGTGGACGGCGGACGGCGACGGCCGGCGCTACGGCATCCGGATGTGGAGGAAGAGGTGAGCGAGTGTAGGTTCTGTGGCGTGGGCGAGAACTCGGCCCGCAAGAGACCCTGCACGGTCGCTGGCGACGGACTTCACTCTCTCGTCTCCCGCCTTCCGATCGCAGTCCTCCCCGACAAGCGGAAGGAGTGCTGCTGCACGCCCGCTACCTGCATCTGCGCCCCGAAGAAAAAGGTTGACAAACCCCGCGAACCTGGTAAGGTACCCGCCAAATGAGCAGCATCCCAGGCAGACTCGCAGCGTTTCTGTGCGGCCAGAAGGACCCGTGCACCAACCACGTGAAGGAGGCACAGGAGGTCTACGACGAGATGTTGGTCATCCAGAAGAACGAGCGCGAAGAAGAAGCGAAAAAAGCTCTCGATCGCCTCGCCGCGGAGCACAAGATTCCGTAGAAATTGGTTTTCGATTCACGCACACACGGGAGAACACACGCATGGCAACGAAAGACGACGTCCTCACCATTCTCGCTCGGTCGGCCTTCATGTCGACCGAAGATCTGATCGCGCTCCTCGGCAAGTCCTACGCCGCGGTCCACACCAGCCTCCGCCGGCTGTCCCGCAGGGGCACGGTCGTCGAGAACGCGAACGGCACCTGGTCGCTGGCCTCGAAGACCGCCGCCAAGCCTTCGTTCACGCCTCCGGCCCCGACTCTCGCGCCGGCTCCCGCCGCCCCGGGCAGCTACAGGCAGGCTGTCGCCGCCGCGCAGCCCGCCCGCAAGCTCCGCACCAAGGCGATCTTGGTGGTCGACGACTCGACCTCCGTCCAGGCGTACCGCCACGAGATGGCCGAGTCGATCAACAAGACCATCGCCGACCTCAAGGCTGAGGCGTACCGCTCGGGTCAGGCCATCGACATGAGCCTGTACTACTTCGCGAATTGGCGCTCGAAGGTGGAGTTCCGGAACCTCGACGTCAAGGAGGTCAAGAACCAGCCCGTCCGCTATCCGTCGGGTGGCACCCCGCTCTTCTCGGCGGTCGAGGACGCGATCACGGACCACCTCCAGCCCGAGCGCGCAGACGAGGACGTGGCCTATCTCCTCATGGTCATCACGGACGGCGAGGACAACGAGTCCCGTGACAGCTCCGGCAACACGATGAAGCGGCTGTTCGACCGCGTCGTCCCGACGGACCGCTGGACGATCACGTTCCAGATGCCCCCGGGCAAGAAGTTCGCGTTCTGCAACCGCTACGGCATCTCGCCGGGCAACTGCGTGGAGTGGGAGCTGTCGGCCCGCGGCCTTCGCGAGACGACCGTCCTCCGCACCAGCGCCATCCAGAACTACACGACCAGCCGCGCGAAGGGCATTCACTCGCTCAACACGTTCTACACGGACTTGTCGGGCCTCGACGGTTCCGATCTGCGGAAGAACCTCGTCGACATCCAGAGCAAGGTGAAGCACTTCACCGTCACCGCCGAGACCGAGATCCGTCCGTTCGTCGAGTCGCAGACGGGCCTGCCCTACGAGGCCGGGTCGGTCTTCTACGCGCTGACGAAGCCGGAGCTGGTCCAGGACACCAAGAAGCTGCTCATCCAGGAGAAGAGCACCCGTGCGATCTTCGCCGGCAACCAGGCACGCACCCTCCTCGGGCTGCCGTCGGGCGTCGACTGCAAGGTCAAGCCCGGCAACCACGGCAACTTCGACCTGTACGTCCAGAGCACCTCGGTCAACCGCAAGCTCGTCCGCGGCACCCGGGTGGTTCACTGGCCCCTCTCGCTCCAGTAAGGCGGGCGCCATGAAGAAGCTCATCGCAGCGGCGCTCTTGGCCCTCACCCTCTCCTCGACTGCTTGCAGAAGCAGCAATGAGCTGGGTGAGTGTCAGGGGCTGTTCTCGGAGGACCAGAAGAATCCGAAGGTGGTCTACCGCGCCAGCACGCGGAACATCGTTCTCGGGATCATTTTCTTCGAGACGGTCTTCGCCCCCATCCTGGCCTTCGGGTACGATCTCGACTGTCCTGTCAGGACGAAGTAGAGGGTGGCGAGGAAGCCTAACAAACGCGTCCCGCACCTTTGTAAGTGCGGGACGTCATTTGACCTGGGGAAGAAGTCTATCGATCCGGGCGGTCCCCGCTGTGGCGAGTGTAAGCGAAAGGACGCCAACGCACGCGCTCGGGATGCAAAGTACCACCTGCGTCCCGAGTACAAGGCGAAAGCGTGGGAATGGCGAATGAAGAATTATTACGATCTCTCTCCCGAGCAGCACACTGCACTGAATGAACTTCAGGGTGGCACGTGCGCCATCTGTCACAACCCTCCTCCGGAGGGGGAGCGTCTGGCTGTTGACCACGACCACAAGACTGGGAAAGTTCGAGGACTGCTCTGCCAGGGCTGTAACAGAGCCATTGGGATCTTTCAAGACTCGACTCTCAGCCTGCGGTCTGCCATGGCGTACCTCATGCGGCATGACCCGCGTCGCAGCTGGGATCGATACTTCATTCAAATCGCAGAACACGTCGCAACACGGTCGAAGGACCCGTCGACTCAGGTTGGCTCGGTCTTGGTGCGTGATCGCAATATCATTTCGACCGGGTACAACGGATTCCCCCGTGGGGTGAACGACAACCTACCTGAGCGATACGAGCGTCCCGCGAAGTATGACTGGACCATTCATGCCGAGGAAAATGCACTGCTAACAGCAGCTCGGTTTGGAGTCTCCACGGCAGGAACCACCATCTACGTCACCCCCATGGCGCCGTGCAAGGATTGCGCAAAGGCCATTATTCAAGCTGGCGTCAAAGAGGTTATCTACGAGACGATCGGGGACCAGTCTCGGTGGAAGGTGAGTGCCGAGATTTCCAAGGAGCTGTTCGCCGCCGCGGGCGTTCTCATGAGGGGGCCCGAATGAGCTGGTTCATGGTGGACGTCGAGGCGAACGGGCCGATCCCGGGCGACTACTCGATGACCGAGATCGGCGTCATCCGGATGGACAAGGACCTGGAGCACGCGCCGTGGTTCCACGGCAAGTTCCAGCCGCTGCCGGGCGCCAACTGGGACCCCAACGCGTACCTGGTCGTCAAGTACGAACACGCGCACGCCATGACCTTCCGCGACCCGCTGGGCGAGATGGAGCAACTCGATCGGTTCATCAAGGAGAACAACCGCGGCAACAACCCGATGCTGGTCTCCGACAACAACGGCTTCGATGCGATGTTCGTGGCTTGGTACTTCCACCACTTCCTCGGCCGCAACCCCTTCGGCCACAGCTCGATGAACCTGGGGAGCCTCTACAAGGGCCTCGTGCGGACGACGCGCGAGAACTTCAAGCACCTGCGGGTCACCCGCCACACGCACAACCCGGTGGACGACGCCCGCGGCAACGCCGAAGCTCTGCTCACGATGATCAACACGATGAAGCTGAAGATGGGAGGCATCGAGTAATGGGCTGGATCGGCGTCGACTTGGACCACACGTTGGCCCTCTACGAGTCCGGCATGGCCGGGCTCAACCAGATCGGCAAGCCCGTGCCTCGCATGCTCCGGCGCGTGAAGGGCTGGCTGAAGCAGGGCCGCGAGGTCCGCATCATGACCGCCCGGGTGAACCGCATGCCCGGCTGGGACCACGAGGCGCAGCGCAAGCTGGTCGAGAACTGGTGCCTGATTCACCTCGGGCAACGGCTCCAGGTAACGAACGAGAAGGACCTAGGGATGATCGAACTTTGGGACGATCGCGCCGTGCGTGTCGAGACCGACACCGGCCGTAAGCTGTCCCCGAGCCTCCCGCTGCGCGCGGCGAAAGAGTACTTGACGAAGAACGGCTAATCGGGTAGGCTGCACCTACATGGCCCTCTTCTTCCTGCTCCTGATCCCAATCTGCTTGGCGTTCGCCAGCTTCCTCCTCAGCAAGGGGAAGGTCGACATCCGAGAGCTGGGCGTCCAGGTCGTGGTGACACTGCTGATCGTCATCGTCCCCTACGCCATCGCGCTCCACAATCGGACCGCGGACACTGAGATCTGGAATGGCGTCATCGCGGGCAAGCAGAAGTCGAACGTGAGCTGCTGCCACCCGTACTGCTGCCAGACTTGCGAGTCGTGCAGCACGGACTCCAAGGGCAACACGACCTGCCACTCCTACTGCTGCCAGACCTGCTACGAGCACTCGCACGACGTCGCCTGGGACGCCTGGTCCTCGAACAGCGAGAACGTCTACTCCAACGGCTGCAACTCGCCCTACACGTCGGAGCCGCAGCGCTGGACGGCCATCCAGATCGGTGAGCCCACCGCCGTCGAGCACTCGTACAAGAACTACATCAAGGGCAACCCCGACACGCTCGTGCGCCGGTCGGGCCAGGTCGAGCGGTTCAAGAACAAGATCCCGCCGTACCCTGAGGTCTACGACTACTACCGCGCGCAGCGGTTCCTGACGGTCGGTGTCAAGCTTCCGAACGCCGTGGGCCTGAACGAGAGATTGTCCGAGATCAACGCCAAGTGGGGCGCGCCCCGCAAGGTAGACATCTTGGTCATCGTCGTGGCCGAGGCGGACGAGATGTACCTGGAGGCGCTGCGCGAGGCCTGGATCGGTGGCAAGATAAACGACATCGTGGTGGTGGTCGGCATCAACCCTGCCGATGGCGCCACGATCGCTTGGGCCGGCGTCATCTCCTGGACCAAGAGCGAGCAGGTCAAGATTGACCTGCGCAACGCCGTCTACGACCTACGCACGCTGGCGCCGCCCGCGGGGGCTTCGGAGGACTTCCGGTACCGTGAGCTTCTCGACATCGTCGAGTACCAGGTGTCCAGCAAGTACCAGCACCGCCGCATCTCCGACTTCGAGTACCTCAACGCCAGTATTACCCCCTCCGGCACATTCAAGCTCTGGCTGGGGATCATCACCTTCCTCCTCAATTTGGGGATGTCCATCTTCTTCTGGCTGAACGATCCGTTTGACAACGGCTTCCGTTCCAGCTACTATCGCTAACCAACCAACAGGAGTTTCTCATGTCCATCAAGTCCATCGGTCTTCTGGGCGCTCTCGCGCTCGTCCTCATCAGCGGCTTCTCGTACGCGGGCTGCGCCTTCGGCTTCCGTTCCGACTGCATCAAGGCGGAAGCGGGCATCAAGGCCCAGTACTCGGAGAACCAGAACAACTACGACAACATGTGGAAGAAGTTCCGCGAAGCTTCGCAGGTGAACGAGGCGTACGCCAAG